TTCTCAAGTGGGATTATGCAGACCCAAAGGCTGTTCTGGTTGAAACTTTCGAAGTGGATGTTCTCGAATGGTTTTCTGAGTATTCCAGATTCTTTCGTAATGGTAATTTCTTGATTGAGGATTTCGCCAAAGACTTTGTGCAGGTTTTCTGGAACTAGGTTGAAGTCTACGATTTCTTCTCCGTAAGTGTTCTCCTTGAACTGGAGGTCTTTTACCACTTCATATAGATTTTGCGTGTTGTAGAAATTTTCTATCTGTATTATCAAAAATCACCGTCCTTTATTGCTGCTGTATTTACTGATCCGCAAGAAACACTTTTCCAGTTTTGTCCATATAAAATAGTCTGCACAGGTGATGATCTGCTTGCCGATGAGTTGTCGCCAAGTTGACCAAAAAAATTTCTTCCCCAAGTCCACAAAGTTCCATTGTTCTTTATTGCTGCGGTAAATTTTTCTCCACAAGAAACGGATTTCCAGTCAGTTCCGCCACAAATTGTTTGAACAGGTGATGATTTATCAACAGTTGTGTTGTCACCTAATTGACCATTTGTATTAGAACCCCAACACCATAATGTGCCATCAGTCTTTATTGCTGCTGTATTTTGATAGCCAGAAGCTACTTGTTTCCAGTTTGTACCATATGCAATCGTTTGAATTGGTGATGATCTATTTGTAGTTGTATTGTCGCCTAAGCCACCAGAATTGTTATACCCCCAAGTCCACAAAGTTCCATCTGTCTTGATCGCTGCTACATTGTAACTTCCACAAGCCACTTGTTTCCAATTTGTTCCTCTGGTTACCGTTTGAACAGGTGAAGATTTATTTACACTTGTATTGTCCCCTAATTGACCATAAGAATTTCCGCCCCAAGTCCAAAGTGTTCCATCATTTTTTATTGCTGCTGTTGTAGATCTATATCCAGCAGAAACTTGTTTCCAATTTGTGCCAAATGCAATCGTTTGAACTGGTGAAGATCTATTTGTACTTGTATTGTCACCAAGCTGTCCGCTTGTATTTCTGCCCCAATTCCACAAAGTTCCATCAGTCTTTGTCGCTGCACAATGGTACGATCCAGAAGACACACTTTTCCAGTTTGTTCCACCTGCAACTGTTTGCACTGGAGATGATCTTTTTACAATTGTATTGTCGCCTAATTGTCCACTGCTATTATCTCCCCAACACCATAAGGCTCCGTCTGTTTTTATTGCAAGTGTAGAATACCCACAAGCAACACTTTTCCAATTTGCACCATAAGTAATTGTTTGGACTGGTGATGATCTTGAAGTCTGTGTGTTATCGCCTAATTGACCATAAGTGTTTCTTCCCCAAGTCATCAGCATGGGAGTATCCATTTGATTTACAATATTTGGGTATACGGAGATGAGGTAGTCCTTCTCGATCAAGGTCTTTCCAAGATCTAGTCCTTTCTCATCTATGAATCTAGTTGTGATGCTTCCTGTAACTGCCATATTATCCTTCTGGTGTAGGTGTAGGCATGATGGGATCAGGCACTACTTCTTTCATTATTATAGTATCAACAGAAATATGATCTGCTGCGTTTTCTATTTCGTTTAATTTTGCGAATTCCCAATCGAAAGCAGCTTGAACAACCTTGTCTATTTCTGAGATGATTATTTCCAAGTCAGACTTCGTAATTTCCATCCAAGTTTCAGGGAATTTCCAATATGCCGTGAGTTCGCCTATAGACAATATTTTTGACGCATATACAGCACGACTTTCCCTGTCTGTGCTTACTGTTACTTCCTGTCCTTTAAGGGTTATCTTTATGTCTTTTATTTCCCTTGATCTTCTTTCTGAAGATAGTTGTTGTATCAAATTAGCTTTTGCTATTTGTAGTATAAGAGGTTTAACTTCATAGTTTGCTATTGCAAGGTCTTCTGTTATTTCCCAGTTAGGTCCAGTCAATTCCTCTATCTTTGGGTTGTATTCTGGTTTTATTTCCCTTACTTGGAATATCTTTGTTTCTTCGTTTATAGTCCATGGAACATTTGCTTCGTCTGGGAAATGAACCTTGATGTCTAGCTCAAGCTCCTCTTGGAGAATTGAACTGATCATCCTTGGATTCCATTTCAATAAAGTCTGAATTATATTTCCGTTGCTTATTATTGCGTACATGTTTTATATATCTCCGTTCGTTACTGCTACTGTGTGATAATAACCACAAGCAACTTGTTTCCAATTTGTTCCATATGCTGTTGTTTGTACTGGTGATGATCTTCTAGTTACTGAGCTTTGATTGCCTAATTGTCCATTATCATTATTACCCCATGACCAAAGTGTTCCATCTGTCTTTATTGCTGCTGTAACCCCATTACCACAAGAAACTTGTTTCCAATTTGTATCAAAAGTAATTGTTTGAACAGGTGAAGTTCTTTGTGTCGTTGTATTGTCACCAAGTTCACCATAAAAATTATATCCCCAAGTCCATAAAGTACCATCTGTTTTTATTGCTGCTGTGTGATAAACTCCACAAGAAACACTTTTCCAATTTGTTCCATATGTTATTGTTTGAATTGGCGATGATCTATTTGTATTTGTATTATCTCCTAATGATCCAAATGTATTATATCCCCAACACCAAAGTGTTCCATCTGTCTTTATTGCTGCTGTATTAGAGCCTCCACAAGCAACTTGCTTCCAATTTTTTCCAAGTGCTATTGTTTGAACTGGCGAACTTCTTTTCGTTGCAGAATTGTCACCCAACTGACCAGATGAATTAAGTCCCCAACACCAAAGTGTTCCATCTGTCTTTATACATGCCGTATAAGCGTAACCACAAGATACTTGTTTCCAATTTATTCCAAAAGCAATCGTTTGAACTGGCGAAGATTTTTTTACAATTGTATTGTCGCCTAAACCACCATTTGTATTAGAACCCCAACACCACAAAGTTCCATCTGTCTTTATTGCTGTTGTAATCACACTACCACAAGAAACGGACTTCCAATTTGTTCCAAATGCTATTGTTTGAATTGGTGAACTTTTTCGTACAACAGTATTATCTCCAAGTTGACCATTTGTAACATTATCTCCCCAAACCCATAAAGTGCCATCTGTCTTTATTGCAGCGGAATTGTTAGAACATCCACTAACTTGTTTCCAGTTTATACCACCAGCCACTGTTTGTACTGGATTTGACTTGCTTACAATTGTGTTATCTCCTAAATTACCATAAGAATTTCTTCCCCAAGTAAACAGTGTGTTTCCCACGAATTGGTCGAGAAGAAAAGCGTCAGAAACGAAAGCGGTTTTGAGGTCGCCATCAGGACCAGAAATGAAAGGCATTACAACCTCCTTTCCAAGTCGTCAATTCTCTTGTCTTGTTCCTTTATTGCTTCTATAAGAAGACCAATAATATTTCCATAGGCAACGCTCTTAACGCCATCAGTTTCGTTGACAAGTTCTGGCAATACCTTCTCCACTTCCTGTGCAACAACACCAATTGACTTTCTTCCGTTTTCTTTCCAAGAGAAAGAAACACCACGCATATCACGAACCTTCTGCAATGCATCTGGAATCGTCACAATGTCTTCCTTCAAATTTAAATCCGAATTGGCAGTCACATTGCCACCAACTGTAAGATCGCCAGTAGATGGATTGAATGTCAACTTCGTGGATGAAACATTTTCAGTTGATATAGAACCGCTTGTGGCACTGGTGAATGTAAGATATCTTGTCGCATTTGTGCTTGTGTCATCAGTTACAGTAATTCCACCACCACTTGCAGCTAGTTGATCCAAAAGATTAATGTCAGCTTCGGTTTGAATTGCGTAAGTAACTTGGTTTCCAGCATAAGCCTGTTTCCACTTAAGTCCATAAGTTACTGTCTGTACTGGCGATGATTTCGTGACGATTGTATTGTCACCTAACTGACCAGATGTTCCCAATCCCCATGACCACATAGTGTTGTCAGTTTTTGTGCCAATCATATGTCCTGTGCCAGCAGAAACCTGTTTCCAAGTTGTGTCAAATGTTACTGTCTGTACTGGAGATGATTTCGAAACCGCTGTGTTGTCACCAAGATTTCCATTGGGTCCTTGTCCCCAAGTCCACAAAGTACCATCGGTTTTGATTGCTGCCATGTTGTAAGAGCCACTAGACACTTGTTTCCAGTTCGTTCCAAAAGCAACCGTTTGTATAGGTGAGCTTTTATGACTCGCTGTATTGTCACCTAATTTACCAGATGTATTGTCGCCCCAAGTCCACAAAGTTCCATCTGTCTTTATTGCTGCTGTGTGGTAATAACCGCACGATACCTGAAGCCAATTTGTTCCGCCAGCAACAGTCTGAACTGGTGATGACTTGCTTAAAATTGTATTATCGCCAAGCTGACCTAATGTTCCCAATCCCCATCCCCAAAGTGTTCCATCTGTCTTCGTAGCTGCACAATGGTACCCGCCACAAGACACATTTTTCCAGTTTGTTCCAAAGGCAACCGTCTGTACTGGAGAACTTTTTGGTGCAACAGTATTGTCTCCAAGCTGTCCATAAGTCGCATTCGATCCCCAAGTCCAAAGTGTGCCATCGCTCTTGACTGCTACTGTATGAGCGAATCCACTAGCACTCTGAAGCCAAGTTGTTCCTCCAGCAACAGTCTGAACTGGTGAAGACTTGCTTAAAATTGTATTGTCGCCAAGCTGACCAGTTGTTCCCAATCCCCATGACCAAAGTGTTCCATCTGATTTTATAGCAGTCGTTGTCAAGTTGTTCATAGAAACAGAAATCTGTTTCCAGTTTGTGCCAAACGCTGTTGTCTGGATTGGAGAAGACTTACTTAAGATTGTATTATCGCCCAGTTGACCGCTTGTTCCAAGTCCAAAAGCCCACAATCTTGTGCTTGTAGAAAGGTAATCGCCAAGTTGATTTGCAGTCAATGCTCCACTTGCAGTACCAGCAGACCCTGTAGCACCAGTTTGTCCTGTTGCACCAGTTTGTCCTGTTGCACCAGTTTGTCCTGTTGCACCTGTTAAACCAGTCTCGCCAGTATTTCCTGTTGCACCTGTCAAGCCAGTCTCGCCAGTATTTCCTGTTGCACCTGTTAAACCAGTCTCGCCAGTATTTCCTGTTGCACCTGTTAAACCAGTCTCGCCAGTATTTCCTGTTGCACCTGTTAAACCAGTCTCGCCAGTATTTCCTGTAGCACCTGTCTCGCCAGTATTTCCTGTAGCACCTGTCTCGCCAGTATTTCCTGTAGCACCTGTCTCGCCAGTCAAACCATTTGTGCCAGTTTGTCCAGTGGCACCTGTCTCGCCAGTCAAACCATTTGTGCCAGTTTGTCCAGTGGCACCTGTCTCGCCAGTCAAACCATTTGTGCCAGTTTGTCCAGTGGCACCTGTCTCGCCAGTCAAACCATTTGTGCCAGTCTGACCTGTGGCACCTGTTGGTCCAACGACTCCTGCTGCAGTTACTACAAAGATTAATTGATGATTGTTAGAAAAGTTAGTTGTTCCAGTTCCTGCTGATGTAATTAGTGTTGTTGGAATCTCAAAATATCCTGTTTGTGGAACTGGTGTTGCAGAGATAGTCCACTTCTGATAGTTATTAGAATCATTATTGTCTTGTAAAATTATAATGTCGTCTGTCTTTAGCAATGCTAAGAAGATATCAATATCAACGCCATCTTGATTTATGTGGCTCACATTGATTTGTGTTGCAGAAACTTGTGTTGCATTGTTCCAAATAAGATGACCGTTATCAGGATCTCCTGTTGTTATTGTGGTCTTTGCTTGGTAATCATAATAGTTTACTGATCCACCGTCAGCACCTGTTGCTCCTGTAGCACCAGTAGCACCAGTTTGACCTGTCGTACCAGTCTGTCCTGTGGCACCAGTCTCGCCAGTAAATCCAGTTGCACCAGTTTGACCAGTAGTTCCAGTTTCACCAGTAAAGCCTGTAAAACCTGTTGCACCAGTTTCACCAGTAAAGCCAGTAAATCCAGTTGCACCAGTTTGACCAGTAGTTCCAGTTTCACCAGTAAAACCTGTAAAGCCAGTAAAACCTGTTGCACCAGTTTCACCAGTAAAGCCTGTAAAGCCAGTAAAACCTGTTGCACCAGTTTCACCTGTAAAACCAGTAAAACCAGTTGCACCAGTTTGACCAGTAGTTCCAGTTTCACCAGTAAAGCCTGTAAAACCAGTAAAACCTGTTGCACCAGTTTCACCAGTAAAGCCAGTAAAACCAGTTGCACCAGTTTGACCTGTAGTTCCAGTTTCACCAGTAAAGCCTGTAAAACCTGTTGCACCAGTTTCACCTGTAAAGCCAGTAAAACCAGTAAAACCAGTTGCACCTGTTTGACCTGTGGCACCTGTAGTTCCAGAAGTTCCAGCCACAACCCAATTAGATCCGTTACTCTGAACTTGAATGCTTTGGTATTGGGAAAGTGTTTTCGTGGAAGATCCATCAATCGTTTGGGATGAAGTGGTGGCAACTGTGATTGTTCCTGCACCACTGTTCTTTACGATGTATATATTTCCAGATACTCCAACTGCTGTAGGTAAAGTCACTGTAAATGTACCAGAGGTACAATCAATGAAGTAATCTTCATTTCCTATAGTGTATGTTGTTGTTTTTGCCGAATACGGAAACAAAATACTACCTAAAGATTCTATTCCGTCTCTTGCTACAAAGTCTCTTGTCATTATAAATTTTCCTTTATTGTATTTATTACTTATTCTTTTTTTTTTAAATTTATAATTTAAGATTTATTTGCAATGATTTTAAGGTTTTATGGCAAATCCGAACATAAAAAGAGTTCTTGGTGTGTTTCCATGGCAAACATCCACACTATGATAAAGTTCAGTTACCAAGTAACACATCATGTCGCCTTCATTTAAGTCATAGGTTTTATCTTCGACATGAATAGATCCACCACTTTCAGCTTTACTAGACAGAATATTACATCTCAATCCAACTAGTCCTTCACCAACACTTGGATCTTTGTGTCTGTAAACATCTCCATCGTTGTAAGTCACGCTAACCACAACACCGTCTTTTCCATGTCCTTCTATGACTGGAGAAATTCCTACCAATGGAACCACTTGACGGATTCGATCTTGCAAGGTTTTAACTAGTTCTGGATAGTTTATATTTTGACTCATTCTGTTTGTGAGCCTTTTTTTTGTTGTGCTGAATTCTTTCTTATCCCAATCTCCAGTAATACCATCTACGAATTGACCTTCAGCAACAGCTTTTGCAGTCCAATCTTTTAGTATTTGAATTTCTTCAGAATTGATAAAGTTTCTTATAATCATTACATTTTCATCTTTTTCTATCATTTTTACTGCCTTTTGTTTAAGTGTGGATAATCTATATATGGCGTTTTCTTTTTTAAGAAATCGCATAGTTTATCGAATTTTTCATCTTCTTTTAAATCTAGAATCAAAAGATCATCTTGTCTGTTTTTGAAATACTCTGAAACTTTCGAATGATGTCTGTGATACCCTTCAATGAATTTATCTTTATCAAAAATGAAAGACTTCCATAACATGAATCGAGTTTCTAATTGCCAAACAGGATCTGTGCTGGATCTATGAAGAGAAGCAGCACTTTCTATCCAAGAATCTATATCTCTGGTTGTTAGTATGAATTTAGATTCTGGATACAATAAATCTAAAAATTCGAACCTTGCAGCAACCGCTGTATCTGTGCTTGCATCAAAACTGTCTATTTCTTTATAAGACATTGGGCAATGAATAGCTGAATAACCAAGAACTTTCAATGCTTCAGTTAAAGAAGTAGTTCCAGTTCTGGTTAGTCCTATGCCAAATACTTTCATAGCTTGCTGAAAGCCTCACAATCATATGAATATGCTTGCTTGATGAGATCTATCTGCTCTTGGCTTAAAGTTGGCATATCTCCATCTTCAGGTAAAGTAACAGTCACATCTAATCCAAGATATGTGCAGCAATCATTTAATCCCTTATCAGAATAAGGGAAATATTTAGCATTAACACAATCTAAAATTCCCATCTTTTTCAATGACATGAAATGTATGTTGTCAAGATTGTTCAAGCCTTCTTCAACAGAACAAGACAATCTCAAACATGAGTTTTTGAATCTTTCAACTGGATCTCTGACAATAACGGCAAATCCTAAGTTTAAACAGTCTGTTATGCTCAAGTCTTTGACCTCTGGAACATTTATGATGGGTTTCCATTCTGTTTCAGTATTCACAAAATCAGAATTGGCTTCTGGATAATTTTTTTTAATCAATTCTTTGAATATTACTTGTGATCCGCTTCTTGTAGCAAGAGCTAGACCTATGTTGTCCTTATGCCACATAAAACCTTTATTTGCCATGATAGTTTTCCTTTATTTTTAAGTACAATTCATTATCGTTATGATATTTTTCAATGATCAATTTAATCTGATTATCGTTTAAAGATGGTTTTTTCTCATCTTTTTCTTCGTTGAGTTTAGGAACTGGAGTTTGAAGTCCGAGCCAATTCGCACATTCGTCAATTTGTTCTGGAAAAAGGAAATATTTTATTCTATCGTTTAAAAGACCCATGCTTTCCATAGTCCAAAAATGAACTTCATCTTCGACCAATCCTTCTTCTACTGTTTTGTTTCGTCTTGCACATGCACTTCTGAATCTTTCGATTGGGTTTCTTACCATGCAGCATACTTCACATTCTGGAAGACCTAGTGTTAAATCATGCCCTTGCAAGTTCATGATTGGATGCCAAAGTTGTTCATTTAAAACTTCTGGTTTAAATTTAACATGGTCTTTAGGCAACATTAAATTCATCAAGGCATGACTTCCACTTCGTGTCACTAAAGCTAAAGCCTTATTGTTTATCAAAGAGCAAATGCCTCTCATGTTATAATCCCCATAAATTGAAGACCATAAACTTGTATTGTGTAGCCAGTACCACTTTTATTGCTAAATGTCGCACCGTTTTTTAGTTCCATTTTGTAATATCTATAAGATGCGGGAGAGGATATAGCATAGTTCACCAAGCTATTGTTGTTCGATATTCCAGTCCTATTATCTATTGATGTCCAAGTCGAATTGTTACTGCTTCCGTACAGAGTCCACGCACCAGAATTAACATTACTATTAATCATATTGTAAGAACTTATTGTTACTGCCACTCCAAAATCAAGATAACCAGTATCCGCTATTACTCCTGTTCCTGCCGTAAATGGACCCCAACTACTTTCAAAAAACTGACCCTCAAAGTAATCTTTAAATGGAGATACAGTACTAGTTCCGTTGGTAGGTACAATCCTATTCAGATATGGTTCGTTAGTTTTCCTTGATCTAATACTAAAATCTGAAAAAGCCTTCGGAAAGCTAGTCTTAAATGCTGTGCCAGCGGTTTCTGTCAATATAGTACCAGAACTATTTAAATACTTAAGGCTTGGAAATAGAGTATATCCACCATGAAGCTCACAAGAAGTTTCTGGGCTTTCGTAGCCCCATAGCTGGATTTCACCTATTTGAAAACCATTTACTAGTTCTACAACTCCGCTTTTAGTGTTACGAGTAGACCTTCCACCTTTTGTGATTATCAGTCTGTAAATCTTGTATGCAGATGCACCAGTTACGGTATATTCCGAATAAGAGCAGTTTTTCGCAAGCCTGTCTGTAGCATAAGGAAATCTACTTTGCGAAGATCTTGTGTCAATTGTTGTCCAATTAATTTGATCGTTGGAACCAGATAGAGTCCAGTCTTGTGGTGTCTCGTCAGCCATATTAGTGCTAACTGTGCCATAATAAGAATTTGTGATTCCATATACATTTTCACCAAAAGAATTGTACATTCTATATTTCGTAATCACTACTGGAAGACCAAAGTTGAAATATGCTTTTTTGGTTGCAGTTGCTACTTCGGTGACATTTTTATAATGTGAATCCCAAGGATTTTGATATGGCAAGACACCAGTAAAAAGATCGTTTACATAACTATTACTCTTTGCAGTTCCATCAATTATACTGTAAGCACTAGCACTAATAATATCTACATTCCATATGGTATTATCGCTAGTAGTGAATTCATAGTATGGTCGGTATTGCGAACTCACTTGCGTGTTGTCGTATGTTGTTCCACCTCCTACTAAAGCTCTTTCAGTCGGCATAATTCACCTTTATGTTAAATATCCTTGTAGCTGTATATCTCTTATTAGACCATAGAAGCCACCTCCAGACTTCTGGCTCGCAGTAGCCGAACTACCAAATATTGATATTCTGTAGTAAGAATATAAAGCTGGAGAAGCAATCGTAAAAGTAGCAGCAGAACCAACTGTTGCGAGTGTTCTTGTGTCTAATAATGTCCATGTTCCAAAAGTGTTCGCACCATAAACTCTAAATGAATAAGTAGGAATAGCACCAAACACATTACTACTCCAAAGTTTATATGAAGTCAATGTGATAGGGTAATCAAATCCCAGATATCCCTCTTTCGTAGATCCAGCAGCAACAAAGAAAGCATTTGCGTTGTTTTTTGCAGTAGTCCATGCAGCTATACTATCAGTAAGGTTTAGAACAGTTCTCATGTTGAATGCGGAACTGAATGGATCAGTATTCGTAACCACACCAGAACTTGTTAGATATTTCACAGTAGGGAGTAAGGTATTATATCCATGCAAAGCACATGGTGTTGTTGGGCTTTCATATCCCCACAATTGTACTTCTCCGAGTTGAGTGTCATAACTACAATTACCACTCTTGCCACAATTCCAACCTGTTCTACCTCTTGCCGAGAGAACAAGTCTGTAAGATTTATAAGCTGCGGGTGATGATATCTCGAATTCCGAATAGCTGCTTGTTGCTGGATCATTTGTGCTGGCATAAGGCAACATCGCTTGGCTAGTTCTTGTATCGACTGTTGTCCAACTTATTTCATCGTTGCTGCCTTGCAATGACCATGCTTGCGGAGTTTGATTGCCTAAATCAGAATAATTTTGATAAACTCCAATATTAGCCATGAACCCATTCCACATTCTATATTTCGTTATGACTGTTGGAATTCTAAAATCAAAAATGAATGTCGGTAATGCTTTGCTCGAAACGGTATAGCTATAAGAACTATTCAAGGTGTTCTGTAGTGGGAGATAACCGTTTAAAATACAATTGTTAAGGTTGTTGTTTACAGATGTAAAATATTGTCTGTAATCAGCATTTATGAATGTTGGATCATAAGTCACACCACCGCCAACTAAAGCTCTTGGTGTCGAATTAACACTTAATATCATCGTGTTTGGTGCTGCTGTCGTTGTGGTAGTTGTAGTCGTGGTTGTAGGTGCTGCTGTCGTAGTAGTTGTAGTCGTGGTTGTAGGTGCTGCTGTAGTTGTAGTTGTAGTTGTAGTCGTAGTTGTAGGTGCTGCTGTCGTAGTAGTTGTAGTCGTGGTAGTACCAGAGCTAGTAAAGGCTTTAAGCTGACCTTTCAAAATCATGCTTCCTAGTATTTTCAATCCCATTATAATATCCTTGCACCTATTTTTACAGTCCAAGTATTTGCCGATATTTGGGCGGTCAATTCCAAGTTTCCAGATGTGATGGCGACTGAGAATTTCAATATAGCAGTAGATCCATACAAATCTTTTGTAGATGTGTCTGTGAACTGAACAATGTTGTCAGTCGCATTCCATACCGCCATTACTGTTCCACAACGATATGCTGATAATGTTGTGTTTATTGCGTAGTAATCAAAAAATACCGCAACACCTGTCGTGTCTGGAATGCTAAACGCTACGAAGTCTGCTGTTTGACCAGTAAAGTATCCAGATAATGTTTTTACAAATCCACTTGAATTTACAGTAAATACAGGACTTCCAGACAGATTTCCAACTTGAAGAATGTCTCCTGTGGTCGTATCATCAATCTCAAGCAATTGACCAGTGCTTCCAAGTATGTTGACAACTATTCCAGTAGCACCAGTAGCAGATCCTAAAGTTAATGTGTTTCCATTAAATGTAAGATTAGATTCCGCATTAGCTGCATTAGATGTTCCGTCTGATGTCAATATTCTGTTGTCAGCAGGATTTGAAATGGTATTGAATCCAGCACCTGTTTCGCCTGTGCTTCCTGTCTGACCTGTTGCACCTGTTTGTCCAGTAGCACCAGTCTGACCTGTCGTTCCTGTCTGTCCAGTAAAACCATTTGTGCCAGTTTGACCTGTCGTGCCAGTTTGACCTGTCGTGCCAGTTTGACCTGTGGCACCAGTCTCGCCAGTAGTTCCTGTTTGACCAGTAGCACCTGTAGTTCCAGAAGTTCCAGCTACAACCCAATTAGATCCGTTACTCTGAACTTGAATGCTTTGGTATTGGGAAAGTGTTTTTGTAGAAGATCCATCAATCGTTTGGGATGAAGTTGTGGCAACTGTGATTGTGCCAGAATCACTGTTCTTTACGATGTATATCTTTCCAGACACTCCAACGGCAGTAGGCAAAGTCACCGTGAATGTACCAGAGGTACAATCAATGAAGTAATCTTCATCTCCTATGGCATATGTTGTTGATTTTGCCGAATACGGAAACAAAATACTACCTAAAGATTCTATTCCGTCTCTTGCCACAAAGTCTTTTGTCATTTTTAATTTTCTCTTAAAGAACCAATACAAATATATAGGCTTATTTCAAAAAAAAATCTTTTGCCTTTTACAGCAAAAGATTTTTTGGTTGCTTGATTAGAGCAAATTGAAATTACATTATTCTAACTGAAACCTTTACTGTCCAAGTTCCAGACGCTATAGCCGCTTCAAGAACAAGGTTGTTGGAAACAATCTTGACAGTGAAGTCTAATCCATCAGTAGCTCCGCCAAGATCATTCGTTGATGTCTCGGTGTATTCTGCTGTATTATTAGATTCGTTCCACACACTCATGATAGTTCCAGCACGATAATAAGAAGAAGTTTCTTCTTTTATCATGTAATCGAAGAATATGGCATTACCCTTAACATCAGCAACAGTAAACGCATTGAAAGTCGCTGATTGTCCAGTAGAACTCTTAGAAACCACTTTCATCCAGCCATCAGAATTCACAACGAACAACGAATTGTTTGAAGCATCTTTTACAGATATGAGTGCTGTATCGGCAGCAACACTACTGTTATATATGACAAATGAAGATCCATCAAATGTTAAATTTGCTTCTGCATTAGCTGCATTAACTGTTCCGTCTGATGTCAATATTCTGTTATCGGCATAGTTTGAAATGGTTTCGAATCCTGCACCAGTAGCACCAGTCTGACCAGTAAAGCCAGTCGCTCCAGTCTCGCCAGTAAAACCAGTGAAACCTGTAAAGCCAGTAGCACCAGTTTCACCTGTAGTTCCAGTCTCGCCAGTAGCACCAGTTTCACCTGTAGTTCCAGTCTCGCCAGTAGCACCAGTTTCACCTGTAGTTCCAGTCTCGCCAGTAGCACCAGTTTCACCTGTAGTTCCAGTCTCGCCAGTAGCACCAGTTTCACCTGTAGTTCCAGTCTCGCCTGTAGCACCAGTTTCGCCAGTAGCACCAGTTTCGCCTGTGGTTCCAGTCTCGCCTGTAGCACCAGTTTCGCCTGTGGTTCCTGTCTCACCAGTAGTTCCTGTTTCGCCTGTAGCGCCAGTTTCACCTGTAGTTCCAGTCTCGCCAGTAGCACCAGTTTCGCCTGTGGTTCCAGTCTCGCCTGTAGCACCAGTTTCTCCAGTAAAGCCAGTTGCGCCAGTCTCACCAGTAGTTCCTGTTTCTCCAGTAAAACCTGTTGCTCCAGTCTCGCCAGTAGTTCCTGTTTCACCAGTAAAACCAGTAAAGCCAGTTGCTCCAGTTTCACCAGTTGCTCCAGTTTCACCTGTAAAACCAGTTGCTCCAGTCTCGCCAGTAAAACCAGTAAAGCCAGTCGCTCCAGTCTCGCCAGTAGTTCCTGTTTCACCAGTAAAACCAGTAAAGCCAGTTGCTCCAGTTTCACCAGTAGTTCCTGTTTCACCTGTAAAACCAGTCGCTCCAGTCTCGCCAGTAAAACCAGTAAAGCCTGTTGCTCCAGTTTCGCCAGTAGTTCCTGTCTCGCCTGTAAAACCAGTAAAGCCAGTTGCTCCAGTTTCACCAGTAAAACCAGTAAAGCCTGTTGCTCCAGTCTCGCCAGTAGTTCCTGTTTCACCTGTAAAACCAGTAAAGCCTGTTGCTCCAGTCTCGCCAGTAAAACCAGTAAAGCCTGTTGCTCCAGTCTCGCCAGTGGTTCCTGTTTCACCTGTAAAACCAGTAAAGCCAGTTGCTCCAGTCTCGCCTGTAAAACCAGTAAAGCCTGTTGCTCCAGTTTCGCCAGTAGTTCCAGTTTCACCAGTAAAGCCAGTAAAACCAGTCGCTCCAGTTTCACCTGTAAAACCAGTAAAGCCAGTCGCTCCAGTTTCACCTGTAAAACCAGTAAAGCCAGTAAAACCAGTTGCTCCAGTCTCGCCAGTAAAGCCAGTAAAGCCAGTTGCTCCAGTTTCACCTGTAAAACCAGTAAAGCCAGTAAAGCCAGTTGCTCCAGTTTCACCTGTAAAACCTGTAAAACCAGTAAAGCCAGTAAAGCCAGTTGCTCCAGTTTCACCAGTGAAACCTGTAAAGCCAGTAAAGCCTGTCGCTCCAGTTTCGCCTGTAAAACCAGTAAAGCCAGTCGCTCCAGTTTCACCTGTAGCACCATCGACCCCACCTATAACCCAATTCGCACCATTACTCTGGACTTGGAAACTTTTATATTGCGAAATAGTTTTTGTAAGAGAACCATCAATCGTTTGCGAGCTTGTCGTTGCAAGGGTGATTGATCCAGAACCACTGTTCTTCACGATATATATCTTGCCCTTGATACCGACAGCGGTAGGCAAAGTAACAGTGAAAGTTCCATCACAATCTATAAAATAATCTTTTTGTGCTATTGTGTAAGTTTCTGTTTTTGCAACATACGGTAATGTAACTCCACCAAGGCTAATAAAGCCATCTCTGATCACGAATTCATTTGCCATGTCAACTCCTTTTTTTGTATGTTTGAATACTTATCTCTATGTATTGGCTGTAAGCAAAACAATAAATTTGTTATCGGTGAAAATATGTAGTTCGGTGAAAAATTTACAATATTTTATAAGATACTTTTAAAGACCAAGAATCGTTGGTTATATTTGAAGTCAGTATCACATCGTTATCCACAATCGACATCGAGAAATAAAGATCAGAAGTAGATCCATTCAAATCGTTTGTCGAATTGTCGGTGAATGTTATGATATTTAAATTTTTGTTCCAGACTGCGACTATGGTTCCAGCACGATAGCTGTCATATGTGTTGTTTATGATATAGTAATCACAAAACAAAGAAACTCCAATTGTGTCCGAGAAGGACAAAACATCGAATGTTGCATCTTTGTCTTCAAATAGATTCGAATACAACAAACCAACGCCAGTAGCACCTGTTGAGCCAGTGGCTCCAGTTTCGCCAGTCGCACCAGTCTGACCTGTAGTTCCTGTTTCGCCAGTAGCTCCAGTCTGTCCTGTAGTTCCTGTAACTGGTACTACACTTACAGTTGTTCTTACGAACGAATAAAATGCAGTTCCTTCGGTATACCATTTCAACGAATGAACTGAAGAATCATCGTTGTTGGCGTAGATCTTGACAATCATGCGATTGGTAGGATCTATGGTGGTGGTCGTCAACACTAAGTCCATTAAGACTTCTACTGCATTAACAGAATCAACCCAACCTATCAATGGAGAATTTGTTGATAATATTGGTCCTATCGGTGTACCAGAAGAATCTGCCAATTGTATTGTGATGTAAGTTTGTATATGGTCATTTGAAGCTGGCTTGAGGAAATGCTGGTGAAACAACTGAGATCCACCGGGTATGACCGAAAATCCTAATTCTGGCGTTATGAAGCTGGCGATGAGTATATCGTTTGTACTTCCAGCCAAAGATGTTGTTACTATCTGTTGAGATGTTGCAATTGGATTTATAGAAAGTTCTTTGTAACCACTTACATCAGATGCCACAGAATAATTGAAATAATATGTTTCTCCAGTAGACTCGCCTCTTGGTCCTGTCGATCCAGTTTCGCCAGTCGTACCAGTATGACCCGTAGTTCCAGTCTGACCAGTTGCTCCAGTCTCACCAGTAAAGCCAGTAAAACCTGTTTCACCTGTAGTTCCAGTCTGTCCTGTAGTGCCTGTTTGACCAGTCGTGCCAGTATCGCCAGTGGTTCCAGTTTGTCCTGTAAAACCCGTAAAACCTGTAGCTCCAGTCTCGCCTGTAGCTCCAGTCTGACCAGTGGTTCCTGTATGTCCTGTAGCACCTGTTTCGCCAACAGTTGCGCCTGTAGGACCAGTAGCACCTGTCTCGCCTGTAGTTCCTGTCTCTCCAGTAGCACCAGTAAATCCAGTAGTGCCAGTTTTTCCCGTGGTTCCGGTCTCGCCTGTAGTCCCAGTTTCGCCAGTAGTTCCAGTCTGACCAGTTGCACCTGTTGCACCAGTTAAACCAACACCAGTTGATCCTGTTTGACCTGTAGTGCCAGTTGATCCTGTTTGACCTGTGGCACCAGTGGAACCAGTAGCACCTATGTAACCACCAGTAATCTGTACATAAGTCACACCAGTTGTGCCGTTACTGTCGTTAAAGCTATCAAAAGCTCCAGTGCTGGCAAAGGCTCGCATAGTGTAAGTTTCACTACCAGTAGTAGTAATGATTATTCGTCCAGTACCAGTACTAGACTGAGCAGCAACAATGGTATTGTAATATGATAATATTTGGCTGTTTGGAACAGCTGTACCTGATGAGTCATACAATAAAAACTCACCAGCAAATGCTCCACCCAAACTTTGCGCACGCATCCAATAAGCAACATCCCAAGTACCAGCAGATGGCAAAGTGAAAGTCACCACTGTTACTGGAGTGGCACTAGATACAGCAATGGTGGAAGGAGTTTGATATACGCTGCCACTTATCGGAAGGATGTTAGATGCAGGTCCTGTTGCTCCAGTCGCACCAGTAGCTCCAGCACCAGTTGCACCAGTAGTTCCAGTTTGTCCTGTAGTTCCAGTCTGACCAGTGAAACCAGCCACACCTGTTTGTCCTGTAGCACCAGTATCGCCAGTAAAACCAGCCACACCTGTTTGTCCTGTAGCACCAGTATCGCCAGTAAAACCAGCCACACCTGTTTGTCCAGTGAAACCAGTCGCTCCAGTTTCTCCAGTAAAGCCAGTTGCTCCTGTTAGTCCTGTTGGTCCTTTATTTTTTCCAGAATTAAAATTTGTTGCGCCTATAAACATGATTATTTTTATTTCTTATATAAGTTTTTTATAATTTATATACCTATAATACAAAGTTTTTGGTTAATTGAACTCGCTATTGCATACAATCTATTAGTATTATCAATAGAAATCGAAATGCTTTCTCCAGCGCTTAATTCAAATCCATTAGAGTTTGTTACACCAAAAATTCCTAAATATACAACTCCATTATTAGAGTCCATAGATTTTATTGTTACTGATAATGATATTGCGTTATCTGAAAGTTGCGTTTCCGATGTTCCAATAATTTCTTGAAATACAATTACATTGCTTCTTCCAACTGTTTGATCTGAAGCGACTACAACTGGTATACTGTTTGCACTTGTCGATTGCCCTTTCCTAGCTTCTCTAACAACTAAACCAATGTCTCCATCATTTGGCAAAGTTCCTGTTGTGGTGACAACATCATCGGCACCTTCTCCAGTCACAACAACACGAGGTCTTTTTCTAACAAGCGGAGCAGCATCATAAGATACTGCTGTTTCATCCATGACATCCCCGCCTATGCCGGGATTTAAAATTGTATAATCATCACTCATATTTTCTTCCTCCTTGGATATTTATGAAGCTTTTTTTAAAAACGATATTGAATAAATTGACTAAATATAAGAAAATATCTTTTTGGAGACAAATATGACCACTTTGCTGGTGATTGATAACGATTATTGTCAACTTTTAACAACCAATCATAAAATCAAACAAACTTTGTGGGATTGTCTGCGTTTTCGTGAACGGAACTACTTTCATAGCAGACTGTATAAACAGCGACTTTGGGATGGTTACACAGAATTTTTTAAAAAAGAAACAGGAAGATTTTTGACTGGTCTTATTCCAGAAGTTTCTGCTGCACTGAAGCATTTCGATATTGAATATGAAATTCAAGATAATAGATCAGAATTTAAATTTTCAGAAAATTTAATTGAAGAAAATTTTCTCAATCAGTGGCTACCAAAAGGACTTGAACCAATAAAACTTCATGATTATCAAGTTGAACTTATAAGCCAAGCCATAAAGCATAAACGAGGAATTGTATTCGCACCTACTTCGGCTGGTAAGACTTTAATTCTTTTGGGCATATTAAAATCATTGCCTCCAAAAACACCAACATTAATTCTTCAAAATCGTGTAGGTCTTGCAGAACAAAACTACGCTGAATTAAAAAAATGGGATATTCCTAATCTTGGAAGATTGTGGGGCGGTGTAATTGAGCCAAACATAGTAACTGTCGCCAGCGTAATGTCTGTAAAAAAAATAGATAAAGCTTTAAGTAGATTTAAAGTTCTTATTGTTGATGAAATACATGACATGATGTCTAAAACTCCAATAGATGTATACAAAAAACTTAAAAGTACGAGCGTTAGAATTGCAATATCTGCAACGCCTTTCAAATTTGGAGAAAAAGATAAAGTTCAAAAACACCAAGTGAAAGGATATTTTGGACCTATATTGAAAATAAAATCATCTGTCAATGGAGTCCTTACCACGGCACAACTTCAAGAAAGAGGAATTTTATCTTCAAGTAATTGCAATTTTTATCCTATCAATGAGCCAAGTATTCCTTACGACATATATCTTGATGCAGTCACAAGAGGCATTGCAGAAAATTTTTATTTCAATGACATAGTTACCAGACTTGCCAAAAAATGCAAAGGAAGGACATTGATTCTTGTTGATCGAATTGCACATGGAGACATTCTAAACAAGATGATTCCAAATTCGTTATGGGTTCAAGGTAAAGATAATGCAGACACTAGGAAGGAAGTAATTCAACAGCTTCAAAAATCAAAAAAATCTTTGATTGCAATTGCGACACAACAAATATTCAATACTGGTATTAATGTTTTTATTCATTCGCTTATAAATGCTGCAGGTGGTCAAGCAGATCATCAAATCATTCAAAGAATGGGTCGTGGGTTGAGAACTGCAAAAGATAAAGAAGAACTAAATTATTATGATTTTGTTTTTAATATCAATCCATATTTGTTAGAACATAGCAAGAAACGCATCAAAATTCTACGAGAACAAGGACACAATGTTGTGGTCAACGAAACGACAGATATATGATAATTCCAGAATTTGAAAAAGAATATTACGAAAGACAAATAGAATGTATGTCTGAAAGATACAAGAAAATATTTGCTTCGTTGAAAATAAATTGGACTAAATTTTACAAACTGATTTCTTCTAAATTGAACGAAAGTACATTTAGAATTTGGATATTCTTATGTGGATTGGAACCAATACTAAAAGAATGCAGAACAAAAAGCTCTAAAAAAGAAAAGCTTCAGTATTTGACAGAAACATCGAAGAAAAGAATCTACACAATAACAAAAGATGATGATAAAATTAAATTTTTCTTAAGGAACTTATGAATGATTGAAATAGAAATTACTCAAGAAATGATCATTCGTGCCACAAAAAAATCATTGGAAATGGGAGAGATAAGAAACTCTATTACCAGTGGGATGGGAAATATAGCTGGCTTTATTGGAGAGCAAGTTGCAAATGAAGTTATAAAAGGAATTATAAATAACACTTATGATTATGACATTATTGAAGACAACATACTTTGGGATGTAAAAACCAAAAGATGCACATCTAGACCAAGACCACATTATGAATGTTCTATTGCAGCTTTAAACACACATCAAATATGCACAAAATATGCATTTGTTAGATTGGAATTCAGTAATGATACATGGCATAAAGCTTACATCTTAGGATGGCTTGATAAAGATGAATATTATAAAAAAGCAAAATTTCTTAAAAAAGGAGATTTTGATCCAGACAATAATTTCACTGTAAAAGCAGACTGTTATAATGTTAAAATTTCAGATTTGAATCCTTTTGAAGTATGATCATTCAAATTTTTCTTCGCCATTTTCATCTTCAAAATGAAGAACAATTCTTCCTAAAGTTGTTGTATACTTTCTAAAAACTTTAATTTTACCTGAGTGGATTTTTCTGTGACATAAACAGCAAACTGTTATTGTGTTCATTTCATGGTATTTTCCACCATCTTTTCCTTCAATTATACGATGCACATCTAGAAGATCATAATCGCTTTCTCGACAAAAATAACAACTCTTGTCGGAAAGTTTTTTTATCTGTTTTTTGCTTTTTTTGCTTCGCATGCTAAATTATAAAGGTAAATGTTCATAAATAAAAATATGCAATTCAAAGAATTTTTTAAATCTGATTCGAATCGTTATGATGCCTATGTTTCTAGGCTTGTTCGATGCACTCCAAAAGTTAAATTGGTAACTCTTTGTGAAAATAATTTTCCAATATACAGAGCCACCATTAATCCCGACAAATCAAAATCAATTTTTATAGTCGGTGGAATTCATGGTAATGAAATAGGTGGAATCACTGGAATTATCGATTACTTATCAAGAGGTAAATTTCCCAAAGATATAACACTTGAGTTTTTTCCTATTCTAAATCCAACTGGATTTATATCCAATAACAGATTTACTGATGAGGGGAACGATTTGAATCGAGATATGTGTCATCGTATAAAACAACCAGAAGTTAAAAGTATTCTAGAATTGGCGAAGAAAATGAAGCCATCTTTATTCTGGACACTACATGAAGATGAATCTACAGATGGTTTTTATTCTTACTACTCAGACGAAGATAAAAAACCTCTTTGGGATAAATGCGTAAGAGAAGCATCGTCTTATTTTCCCATACTTGATGGAGAAATACATGGCGATAAATGCATTAATGGTTTGATATCTCATCCAAAAAAACAAAGAATAGAATCAGAGCCTAAACACAAATGTTCTATTGAAAATGGAATTCACGACATGGGTTTTCCATATTTGACAACTGAGACACCCATGAAAAATGATTTAGCTAAAAGAACATTGTTTAATAGAAAGTTAATTGATATTATTGCACAATCTTATTGATATCCAGCCATTGTTTTTATAATATCAAGAACTGTGCCTTTATTATCGCTTTCAATTTTTTTACGAATCAAATCTTTTGTTTTTGTAGGCAACAATTTATAAACTTCCAAATTTTCTAATTTAGCCATTAGATTTTGTTGATTTAAAGAATCTATTGGCGTAGATGCTCCTTTTTTTGTGTCTAAATTAAGAGAATTTAAAACAACATCTAAATAATCTTTTAATTTTTCTTGTTTTGCTTCAATCCAAACTTTAAATCGTTTCATTTTTATCCTTTTGTTAATCTATATATAATTATGTATAGCTTCAAAAAATTTATCAGCTTAAAAGAATGGGCTGACTTTGGATTTGGTGAAAGATTAAAAAAACCAGCTGGTGGAACTAAGCCATCTGAAGGCAATATGCCCATTAATACTATTAGTTCAAGCAAAATTATTTCAGAATTACTTTCTACACCAGAAATTGGAAATTATATAGCAAACCCCAAATTTCAAAACCTTATAGAATGGGGCGATGAAGCTGGTGCATTGCAATTACAATTAACTCCTTTGGGTTCTTACAAGATTATTGCTAGAAGAAAAGTTATTGATGCTGTTGGTGAAAGTGCTTGGATTTGCAAAAAAGTATTTCCTTTGGATGAAGGATATCATAATACAAGAGAAGAAATATATGCTTCTGAAATCCACAATTATCTAGTTAATTTAAATGAACAGCTTATTGATTCTCCAAATGTTCAATTTGAAGGATTTGATAAATTATCTCTAAAAATTTTTAACAATGTAAGAAAGGTATTTCCATCTTATTGTATGTTTCCAATTGGGATGTACAAGAAGAGTGAAAACTATCACAAATATGTTTTTGAATTTAGAGGACATGGCGTTGAAGCTCCTACTGGTGGTAGAGCAGAACAATTTAATATAGACTTATCGTGGAATCAAAAAAAAGGATTAATTCGTTGTTGGGGATACAATATAGATTCAACAATAAGGCAACATTCATGGAAAGTTCAACCATCTGAATGGGATGAATATTTTGCTCCGACTCAAGATACAAAAGAAATTGTAGAATCTATATCTAGAATATTCATGACATATTAGGAGTCAAATGAAAAATGTAATCAATATTTTTTTAGCATCTATATGTCTTGCTTTGATATTCTTAACAAGAAACACTAATTCAAATAAAAGTGAAAATATATCTATAAATCAAACATCTAAAGATGTTGTCATTCAAAAAGATGACATTTATGAAAATGCGAAAAAAACAGCAAAAAAAGAAAACAAATCAATAATTCTTGTTTTTGGAGCAAATTGGTGTGTGTGGTGTCAAAAATTTGAGCATGATACATTAACTTCAAGTAGGTCAATTAGTGCTGTGGAATCTCATAATGCAATTATCGTTAAAATAAATGTTGATAAAAATCAAAGTACTGCAGGAAAATATGGAGTTAAATCCATACCTTGCACAATTATTGTGGATAAAAATGAAAATGAAATTAAAAGAAAAGTAGGATATATGAATATTCGTGATTTTATATCTTGGCTTGATTAAAATTCATATATGAATAAATTTTTAAAATGCTCTAAAGTAGTATCATCTATACCAGTCTTATATAGTTGAATATCAAAATTCATCTTTTGCATCACACATTCTTTAGAAAGTTTTTCAAAGTATGGAGACAAAACTAAATAGTACGGAGATATTTTACCAAAATTAACATATCGGTATAACGATCCATCTTTTTCAAATTCTTTAAATTTTTCATAAGTTGGTTTATTTCCAAAATGTAAGTCAAAAAATTCTTTTGTTTTTTTAAGAGCCTCAATGATTTTGGGATTGTTAACTTTAGTTGTAGCGGTTTTTGACCTAATTTGAACAGTGGTATCATATTTCTTCTTCCATAATTTCCATCGTTTCCAAGCTTTATCTCCAACCAAACAATTAACTTCTATAAGTGGATGACCTTTATCTAAACTTATATGTTTCAATATATCTAATTGCGCTCGAACATATAATGGATAATCGTCATCTCCTATAAATCCAGAAGTTTCACGAATTAGCTTATAGCAAACTTTAAACATTAAAGTTTTTCTTGGATCTCCTTTTCCAAATTTATTGTGATTATAACTTGGAAATATTTTTTTACTCATTTCCATCCATATTTGACATACTTTCAAAGCTTTTACTTCTAATTCATCCATCTTGTATTTCTCAGCTAGTTTTTTTAAATCGATCATTATCATACCCTATAAATGAAATTTCTCAAGATGGCATTTTATCTAGTTGAAAATTATCTTAGATTAAAGTATCATATCACAAATGAATGAAATTATTTTATTACTTTGGTTAGCATTGATTACGATAATCGTCATTTAAGTAATTGGAAAAATTCTTTCATTTTTATCAAAACAAGAATTAGATTAATCACATTCGTAGTTTTTTAAATGATTATTGAAAATGAAATTATTTTTTCAAAATAATCGATTGCAATTTTATCTTACCTAAATTATAATAATCCTACTTGTCATAGAAACTATAAATAACTAAGACGGAAGCTTACTCTTCCCCTTTAGGTAATTGTTGAGGATACCCCAACGATAACTTACCGTGAAAAAAACTTGAGCAGCCCTGACGGGTAAGTCTTTGTAGTGAAAAACACGAATGGTGCAACGAGAACCATTGTTATGCTCGAAAAGCCAAGTCTTCCGCAGTTGTGTCAAAAATAGCCGACTCTCATTTTGCAGACAAGAAATGGGAACAACTGTGAGTTATATGGCTTCATTGGTATCAATTGTTCAAAACACAAGGAATCTTATGATGTTCATAAGAATTCATACTATGAGTTATCAGTTGAATCAAATGAATTACGATATGTTTAAACACAGAAACAATTCAATTGATTATGTATGTAATTTCATTTAATTCATACATTAAACAGCAAGATAACTAAGTCGGCAACTCGGTTTACAATATAAAGATATAAAAATAGTAGAAAAATATTTTGTTACGACTTTTCTCTATTGATTTAAGTTCAAGCTATGGTAGATTTTATGTATGAGTTCCATGCATCCTAGTCAAATTGTTAAGCTGTTGTATGATCATGCAGCAACAGGGGCTGTTTACCTTTCAGCTACGGATGCTGTATTGGACTTTACGAGCAGAGAAAAGGCTAAAGAAGCCACGATATTTATTTGTTCTTCTTTTGGTTCGCATGAGATACCTTTGGATGGAGATTGGTCTGCAAGAATATTTTCCAAGGCTTTTTCTAATTCTTTGTGTTGTGAAGGCAAAAAGATACTTGTTTGGAACTGGAAAGTCATAGCTTCGTTTTTGTTGGGAATGTATGGGATTACTATTGAATTTAAGGGAACACTCATTGATCTTAAGATTTTGGAAAGCTACACAGATACGAAGCTCGAAAAGCCAAAAACCATGATTGAATTCATGGGAAGATTGAAAAAGGTCATGTCTTCTGATAATTGGTCTAAAACACAAAAGATTTATAAGTCGGTTCATCTTCCCTTAGCTTTGGAAGTAGTTCCTTCGCTAGAAACGATTGGCATATTGACAACCGAAAAGCTACATGCCTTTTATGACATAACTGGTCAAGAAAATGGAAGAATGCTTTGCTATAAGGCTCTCACAAGATCATTCGTTCCGCATGTCATAAGTCCAGAACAGCGTGAATTATTGAAGCCTTTGGATTTTGATTCCGTATTTGTTTATATGGATTACAAAAGCATGGAAGTTAAAATGTTGGGTTGGTTGTCTGGTGATGAGGAAATAAATGGTTTGTGTGATAGCGAAGACATCTACAGAGTTGCTTATGAGAAAATTTTGAAAACTCCTTGTGATTCCGAAGACAAAAGATCATTATGTAAAAAAATATTTTTACCTGTCTTTTATGGTATGAGTGCTTATGGAATATCAGAGAAGTTTGGATTACCAATAAAAGTCGCAGAAGCAATTGTTGACCGAATTAAAAATATATTTTTTAAAGCCTACAAGTGGATTGAAGATCACCAGAACAAAGCCGAAATCGATAAAAAAGTTGTGGATTATTGTGGCAAAATAAGGCATTTTCAAGATAAGTCTTATAGGGCTAGAAATTTTGCAGTTCAGTCTCCTTCTGCCATTTATTGTTTGTATCAATTGATTGGTCTTTACAAATCCTTGAATGGTATTGGGAGAATAGCTTATAATGTACATGACGGGTATATGATTTATGCAAACAGGGAAAAATTAAAAGAAGTTATTTTGGCTTCCCATAAATCGTTGGTTTCAGAATGTAATTTATTTCCAAATTTGAGCATGAGCATTTCTTGCTCTGTTGGAAGAAAAATTACTGAGATGAAAACAATTAAACTGCCAAATAGGACTAAGAATGAAAAATCAAAAGAATCCGAAAAACATTTGCCAATCGTTTCCGATAACTCAATTGGAATATGATCATCTTACTAAGTGCTTTGGAAAGCTTTGTTATTACGCAGCACATCAATTGCAAAAGAAAAATTCAAAAAATAATTACACTGATGATTTTGAAGATATAAATCAAGAATTGCAATTGTCAATCATTCGTGCTGGATCTTATTATAAAAGACAGATATATATTGAGAAGTGTTTGGCTTCTGTAGATCAGCACAATATTGATGGCTTCATGAAGAAGATAATAGTGAAGCTTCAAGATTTGTGGAGCAATAGAACTAGGCATGGTGCGAACAGACAGAAGTTTGGATACAAGCAGGAACGCATGCTTGATTTGATTGTGAAGTCTGTAGTTCCAAAGAAATTTAGACCAGATAGAAATGAACGATTGAAAATAGACACAAAATTTTCCACATACTGCAAAGCAATTGTTTGGAATGGGCAAAAAAGTATGGGCAAAAAAATAACAAGAGAGAAATCAATAAGATCGGGTCAGGTTTCTCTTTCTGAATATGATTATTTAAATGGCGAATAGCTATTATAAATCAACGGAGTGGGGTATTAGGTTGCCGGGATAATATATATAATAATTTCAAAAGCCCAGTTTTGTAACCCCCCACTCCATAATATAAAAACATGCGAATAGTTTATATTGTAAATGAATTCTGGTTTTATCTTTCTATGGCAAGGTGCAGCCTAATAACCTTGCGTAAGCATAATCCTTCTATTCCAGTCGATGTTTTTTACATCAAAGATAATAACGAAAATAATCGTAATATTGGCGGACTGCTTCAATGTGCCGCTAAAATCCCACAGATCACCACAAATGAATTTATGGAGTTGTGTAATCGTTTGAATGTAAATGTTAAAGTAATAGACGACATTCAGATGGGTCAGGAGAAAGGTTATTGTTCCGCACAACGAAAGTTTTTAGTTAATGCATCTGAAGAAAAAACATTGTTGTTGGATGCCGACACTTTTATCTTTGGTGATATATCACATCTTTTCAATTTGCTTGATGAGTATGATTTTGTTGCTGATAAGAATTGTTTTGGTGAAAGATATTCTATGACCTATAAATCTACGACTATGCGACCATTCAATAGTGGTGTGGTTTTGTGGAATAAAGGTTTGTTGAAAGAATATGCAACAAAGGTTTTTGATTTATGCCTTGCACTCAAAGATAGAACGCATGAATTGGGTGATTGGTTGCACCAAGTTACTTCTGATAAGAATGAACCGCCACAAGGAAGGGAAGAACTTGCTTGTTCGATTTTTGTGCTTGATAAAAATTTAAAATACAAATATTTTACAAAGCAAGATGTGCAGACAAACAATTATTATGGAGATTGTCTGATTTATCACACTTTGACGCAAAATTGGATGGATGGCTATTTTAGATTCAAGGATTTGATTGAAGGAACATCTTCTCCGCAAAAGAAGATGAAACTATCGCTTTTAAAACCAAAAAGCACCTTTACTTAAATTGTAAAATTTGGTAATCTCTGGAATCAAATAAAAACGGAGATGTACATGCGAGAGTTGACACCAGAAGAACAATCCAAATTCGATTCTTTTTCCGATCCAGATAATATAAAAACAAATTTTGCATGGGATGATACATTTCAAAGAAGAATTCTTGGAATGTTGTTGATGGATCAGACTATGCTCATTCAAAGCATAGACAAATTAAAGCCCCATTATTTCAGCAATGAAGTTCATGTCACTATTACAAAAATATTATTCAATTATTTTCAAGAAAAAAGAATTTCTCCTCACATGGCTGTTTTGAAGCAAGAGCTTTTAAATCACCTCAAAGAAAAAGATAATTCAGTTCAATTGTATTATATTTCTGAACTTGAAGCCTTATATGACTACTATGTTCCCGGTATTGACACTCGTGAATATCTTTTGGAAAGAGTTACATATTTTGCAAGGGTACAAGCAATTAAAGTAGCATTTCATGAATGTTTGCAAAAGATGTCGGAAGCACCAGAAGACGAAAAAACATGGTCTTATGTTTATGAAAAAATGCGTGAGTCTATGAGTGTGGATACGGACTACGAACCGGGATTAGAGTATTTTTTGAATATCGAAGAGATGTTCAGAAGAATGGAAGATCAATTTCAAGGCAAGGAAAGATTCACTAGTGGTTTTCCTTCCATCGATGATGCCTTGACGAATGGTGGCTTATTTCCCGGACAGATTGCAGCTTGGATTGGTTTGCCGGGAACTGGAAAAAGTTTGGCACTAGTAAAGGCTGCTGTTGCAAATGTTCTTCTTGGTCACAAAGTTTTGTACATAACATTAGAAATGGATGAAGTTGGTATTGCTCAGAGATTTACAAGTCAATTTGCAAAGATAGATATTAATCTTTTAAGAGAATCAAAAGAACAGATAAAAAAGACTATTGCCGAATTTGGAAAAGACAAAGATGATCAAAATCTTTTTATATTAAAGCAATTTCCGGGTGGTTCTATAGATGTGAATGGAATTCGTGGATATTGTTCACGATTAGAGGCAATGGGATGGAAACCAGCATTGATTATTATAGATTATGTTGGTGAAATGAAAGATGATCCAACTGTGAAAAAGTATGAATCTGCTTATAGAATATTGAGAGATTTGCGTGGCTTTGGTGTCGAGAAACAACATTGCACATTAACTTGTGTGCAACCAAATCAAACCGCTGCAAAGTTAGAAATATCGCAATATATTGATGAATCAAATATCGGAACATCATTTGATCAGTTTAAACCTTTGGATGGATTCTGGTCGATCAATCAACAAACTATTGAAAAAGATGCAGAGGTTGGTCGTGGATTTGTTATAAAACATAGAAATGGAAAATCAAGATTCCCATTCAAGATGGCTTTTGATTTTTCGATGGGAACTTTGGACATTTACGAGATTAGTGTGGATACTTACAAGGAAAGGCTAACTAGGGTTCAAATGCAACGAAGCGAAGATATTGCTTTTGATACTTACTCTGTTGATAAGAAGAAGAAGAAAGTTACATCACCCAAAAACAGCGTCATAGATGCAGAGGAATAAACATGTCAGAAATACCGAGCGAAAAGATTAAGGTAATTGTAAATAATAAAGAAATAATTCTTGATCCAGATAATATGAAATTCAATGAATTTACATTGAGCGAATATATGGATAAGGAATATGCTTGGATTGATTATTACGGAAAACAACTTGAAATGGCAAATAAAGAACTATCACTAGCCGAACTTGCCTATGAGACTAAATATAACGAAATATACATTTCAAATAAAGACCAAGGAGGCTCTGACACTTATTGCAAGGCTAAATCTCAATGCAATCAGGAATGTGTTGAGTTATTCGGAAAAGTTATAGAAAGAAAATCTGCGGTTGGATTTTTAAAAATGTATTTAAAAGCTTGGGATAAAAATCATGATAATGCACAAAATCGTGGACATACTTTGCGTAAGGAGTTGGACAAATTAAATAAGGACATATACGAAGGCAGAGATGGAAATGATGGATTGTGCAATGCCGAAGACATTTTAAAACGGTGAATGTAGATGAAATATAATATTCGTTGGATGATAAAAGATGATATTGATTTGGTTGTAGAAATTGAAAAAGATTCTTTTTCTCAACCTTGGTGTCATAAAGATTTCTTGGATTGTTTGAAAAATAGGGGCAACATTGGAAAGGTAATTATAGTTGATAATAATATAGTTGGCTTTATTTTGTACGAATTGATGCCTAAAGGATTTTATATTATCAACATAGCAATAAATCCAAATTATCGTAGGCGTGGTTATGCCAGAGCGATGGTGGATCAATTGATTGACAAGCTAGGCTCAGAATCTTGCAATCCAGAAGAAAAAGATAAACGAAATTATATAAATTCTTATATTTCCGAAGAAAGATTTCATGCCCATCTTTTTTTCAAGAGCATGGGATTTAAAGCTGTATCTATAGAAAAAGATTTTTTTAGAGATGACGAGGGAATCTTTGATGCGTATCATTTTTTGTATAAAACTAATTATTGCCAGCCACAAGACGAATTTGCAAGTAATTTAATGGCTTATGATGCTGAAGATTGCGAAGGAATTTAATGATTTGGGATATTAGATTTTTAGATTTAGCTAAACACATTTCTCTTTGGAGCAAAGATCCATCAACCAAAGTTGGTGCTGTTATTTTTGATTCCGACAAAAGAATAGTTTCTATAGGTTACAATGGATTTCCAAAAGGTGTTTGTGATGATCCTCAAAGATATGATGATCGAGATATAAAGTATAAAATGGTAGTCCACGCAGAGGCTAATGCTATTTTATTTGCTCAAAGGAATTTGGATGGATGTTCTATAGTTACATATCCATTTATGCCATGTTCTGGTTGTGCCTCTCTAATCATTCAAAGTGGAATTAAAAGATGCATAGCACCAAACTTATCAGAAGAATTGGCGAAAAGATGGAAAGATTCCTGTGACATTTCCAGAACAATGTTCAAAGAAGCTGGTGTTGAGTTGTGTCTATATGATCATGAATAATTTCATTCAAAAGATTTAGCTTTTTGAAGAGCAGAAGCCATACTTTGATCCATGTCCAAATATTTATATTCTCCCAATCTTCCACCAAATGTTACATTGCTTGGTTTTATTGATGAATATTTTTGATAAATTTCAGAATTTATTTTATTTCTAATTGGGTATAATGGGTCTGGATTTTCTTCATATGTTGCTGGAATGTCGTAGGTTATTACGCTAGTGAAATCTTCTTTTTTACCAGCATAATGTTTGATAGACTCTCCGTGTTTGTAGAAGTGACGATGTTCTATGCTTCGAAGATATCGAACCGATTCATCAACATGATTTATAACTGCATTTCCTTGTTGATCTCCAATAAATTCTTTTTTCTCAAATTTCATGGTGTTGTATTCAAGTTTCCCAAATTCAAAATCAAAAAATTCATCTATTCGACCTGTATAGACAATCTGTTTTGCGAGACGCATTAGTTTTTCTTTTTGCTTTATAAAATCTACACCAACCTCAACATCAATACCATCAAGCATATTATAAATTAGATTTGTATATCCATTTTTTGGAATACCTTGAAATTTCGTAGTAAAATAATTTTCGTCATATGTAAGTCGAATAGGAAGTCTTTGAATTATTGATGTTGGAAGTTCTTTTGGTTCTCGCATATATTGTTTTTTTGTATATCCATAGAAGAATTTTTTATATATTTCTTCTCCAACCATGGATAATGCCCATTCTTCAAAATTACTTGGATTTTCGCATGGAATTTTTTTTTCTTCTAATATTTTTTTTGCTTCAGCTGGAGTTTTTATTCCCCAAAGTTGTTGAAGTGTCATCAAATTGATTGGAAATGAATATATTTTTTCATTCGATAGAACTTTCGGTCTATTTATAAATGGAATAAATTCAGAAAAGTTATTGGCAAATTCCCATACCTCTTCGCTATGTGTGTGAAATACATGTGCGCCATAAGATGAAACATAGTAATCATCTTGAGGCATATCGTGTGCTGCCCCTGCAATGTGTGGCTTTTTATCTAGAACTAAACATTTTTTTCCAAGGTCGGTAACCTTCCTTGCAAATGTCGATCCAAAAAATCCAGACCCAACAATAATAAAGTCGTACATAATATATCCGTGGTTAAAGCTATAATATTCTATGCTTAATTTTGATATCATTCAAAAAGAAATTAAAGAGTTATTGAGAAAGAAACTTGTAAACGGCAAGATACTCCTTCAAGATTGCAAATTAATTGATGAAAATTCTAGAAGAAGTCCTTCATATAGCGACCCGCTTTATGTTCCTTTTTATTATCATCTTGGCAAATTTATAAAGCCAAAGAGTGTATTATCTTTGAGTTTTAATTTGGGATTATTAGAGAAATGCTTTTTTATGTCTTGTTTAGAAACAGAGTATTTTCTTGCTTTTCATCAAACCGATGAAAATGTTTACTTTTCTAATCGTATGGGCTTTTATAATATTAGGCAGTCTTACAAAAAAGATTTCGATTTTTTCACAGGCAATATGAAAAATGATGATTTCCACGATAGAATCGGGAAGAGAAAATGGGATGCAATTTTTATAAATGAAGAAAAAAATTATGATTATATTCTCTATATGCTTGAAGTTTCATGGGAATATTTGTCCGATGATGGCTGTATTATTATTGACAATGCTTTGGATCTAAAACCTGTGAAACAAGCGTATTTGGCTTTTGCTGATAGTGTTGGTGTAAAGCCAAATTTTTTTGAAACAAGATATGGAACTGGTATTTTGTTTAAGTAGTTACTTATTTAGTTCACTGGGGGTGCGTGTGGGCTACGAAATTATTTATTCTTATCATGAAAAACAGGATGGGAATTACAACAAAGAAGAAACAAAAACCTTAAAGAAAAAGGTCGGAGATCCATTTGAAGATGTTTCTCTAGAAACATTAGCAAGTAGTGTCATGGGTCAATTGGCAAGAAGAGATATTTTTGTTATTGGTGTTGAAATATTTGAACTCGCTAAAAAGAAAATTACTTTTAGAGAAGCTGATAATGGTGTGGTCATAAAGAACAAAAAATTCTTATTTGATCAGACTTCTGGAAATTTTATAACACAAGAAGTAGAGCCAGAAAAAAGCACCGCAGTAGTTCCATTGCAGGGGCAGAATACTCTTTATCCCCACGAACAATTGGCAAATTCAAAAAAAGAATTAACTGCAAGTGGGCAGTCAGGAAAAAGAATTGTAGACAATGTGGTGTTTTTCCCAGAACCACAAATGATTACCGAAGTAAGGAACAAGGGATATAGACTTACGGTGGATAAAAAGTATGCAGTTTATGGAAAGACTGGTTCTATACATGGTGAGATACTTACAATTATTGATGACACTAATCGGGAAATAAAAATAAGCGATAAGTTTTTTGTTCCCGGCAATGTGAATCTTTTGGCGGATAATGAGTTGAATTTTTCTGAAACCCAAAAACAAAGGGAACATGGCAACCTTTATTGGGGCGGAGCAGTTGCTGATAATGTGCCTAACCTAAGAAAGTAGGATGATCATGAAGAAAGAAGAAAAGATTGCAAAAAAGCGTAAAGAACGAGAAAAGAAGTCCAAAGCAAAAATTCTACTAAGGCGTGAAGCTATACGCAAAGATCGCAAGGAAGAATCCAAGAAATATATGCTTGAAAAATTAGTTCAGCCAAAACAAAATCCTATTATCAACATAAAAAAGAAAGATGAATCCATGGAAGATAGAGACGCAAAAATTAAAGAGCAGCTTTTGAAAAATCAACAAATCTTGAAAGCATTAGAGGAAGAATTTTTAAAAGAACGACAAAACAGAGATGATCTCAATGGAGATTTGGAATCCAAAGGACACGGAAATTTGCAAGATAAACTCGCAGCAATGCACAAGGAAGTTGTTGAGTCAGAAGAGAAATTGCAGAATCCAGATTCGCCCATCAATATTTAATTTTTAAAAGAATAGTTTTTTTTATAAATTAATCTTGCAATGAATTCTAGATAATGATACTAATAAACGAAGTCGGACAACGAGTTGTTCGTTGTCCAAACTACTTAACTTTTTAACTACGAGGTGAACTATGGGAATTGACTACGAACCACTAGACATTAACGAAATCAAAGCAGAAGCTAAACGAGTTAGCTCAGAAAGCGGCGGAGGTCTTGACAACGAGTACCTTCAAAAGTTTGTGAAGATGCCAGATCGGGATGGATTCGTAATGATGCGATTTCTTCCAAGAAAGAAAGGTCAGCGACTCTACTGTGCGACCAGAATCCACACGCTGACAAATCCCACGACCAATCAAAAGAAAACCTATCATTGCCCTAGAGAGCTTTCCAAAAACGAAAAAGGTGTAGAATCTTGGCGTGGTGAATGTATTATTTGCAAGTACTATTCTGACTTGTGGCAGAAGTCCGAAGGTCTTTCTGGAAAAGAACAGGAAAACCTTCAGAATAAAGCACGAGAACTCAAACCTATAGAACGCTATTATTACAATGTAATTGTGCGTTCAGAGGTTGATCCGAAGAATAAAGCTACAGCAGCTAATGTTGGACCTAAGATTTATTCTTGTGGCAAGCAAGTTCATAGCAAGATTATGAGAGCTATAACTGGCGATGAAGCTGCAGGTGAAAAATCTTTAGGAGATATCACACATCCAAAAACAGGATGTGATTTTAGGCTTGTAAAGAAGGTTGTTAAAAGTGGGAATAGAGAGTATCCAAACTATGATTTTTCAAAGTTTGAAGAAGAATCTCCCGCTGGAACACCAGAAGAACTGGAGAATTGGTTCAGCAATCTTAACGATTTGTCTGCGTTGAGAAAACTGAAGACTTCCGAAGAAATCAAGCATGGTCTTCGTGTTCATACAGGTATGGTTGTTGAAGGTGATTCGGCTGGAGAACTCGATGAGTTTTATAGCAAGTCACCAGTTCAAGCTGCTGCAAAATCTGCAGAATCTGTAATAACTGGCTCTGATGTCATCAGAGAAGAAGTTCTTGTATCCAAGAAGGTTTCAAAGAGTGTTATTGGCGAAGATGAATCTCTTGCCGATGATGATTTCTTGAAGCAACTTGACGGAATCTAAACAATCACTTTTAGCGTGAACGCATCTATGGGTGTGTTCACGCTTTATCATATTAAAATAATATACAAAGGAGATACTATGGCTCGTAAAAAAGTCGATGAAGATAATTTCTTTCAAGATTTAGCAAATGAAACTGGTGGAGATATTGTTGCTGAAATTGATAGCGTTAAATATTTTGTGGATAGTGGAAATTTGGCAATCAATTATATTTGTAGTGGAAAGTTTATGGGTGGTGGAGTTCCGGGCGGTAAGCTTACGGAAATTTATGGTCCTTCATCTAGTTCAAAATCTTTGATTGGAACAAATGTTTTGTTCGGTTGCCAGCGTTCTGGTGGAATTGCAATTTTGGAAGATTGTGAAAATTCTGCCAATAAAGAATTTATTCAACGAGCATCACATTGCGACTTGAATAAAATTGTCAGACATACTCCACAAGCATTGGAAGATGTCTTTTTGAAGATGTATAAATCCATTGAATTTGTTCGATCAAAAAGAAAAGAATGTCCGATTGCTATTGTTTATGACTCCATTGGCGTAAGTCCATCGGCTAGAGAGCTTAGAGAAGTTAATCTTCCAGAAAACGCTTCGAAAGCTGATTTCAAACGCATCGTTGGTGGGCATGAGCAACCCGGAGAAAGAGCTAAGATTTGTTCTAGAGAATTCCGAAAATTGAACACAGTTATGGAAAAGAATGATGCTACTGTTGTCATTTTGAATCAGACTCGTTCAAAAATTGGTGTTCTTTATGGAAATCCAACGACAACTGCTGGTGGTGGTAATGCTTTGCCGTTCTATGCTTCGTGTCGATTAGAAACATCGACAATGAAGAAAATAGAATATAAAATTAGTGCAAAAAAAACCAAGATTCTTGGCATTAACATTCGTGTTAAAAATGTTAAAAATAAGACTCACACACCATTTATTTCAACAGAAAACATTCAATTGCTTTTTGAACACGGAATAAATCCTGTTAGTGGCTTATTATCTTGTTTGCTTGATGCAAATAGGGTTATTGCTAAGAGTGCTGGAAATTTCATCGTTGCAGAGCCTTATAGCAATGGCGAGGAAATTAAATTCAAAGCCTCCTTGGACAAGAATGAAATTCCTCTCGAAATTTTGCTCAAATGCCCATCGATTATTGATGCAGCATCTGAACAAGATATAATTGATTATTTGGAGCCATTTAAAGCAGCTATGGAATTCCAGATTGGTGGTGATGTCATAGAAACAGACATAACCAATCAAGAAGGAATAGATGATGAAATTGATTCAGAGATAGAAGAATAATCAATTTTATATTTGGTTTTTCCAAGCCTCTTTAAAGTTTTTCCTATATTTTTGATGTAATTTTTTGCTTTTGTTATTTGGGAATAGATGTTTTTTTCATCTATTCCTTTTTTTTTGAATTTTGCAATTAATTTATTTGTGTCTATTTCTTTTTTGCTTTGAAGTGTTTTTATTATATGTGAAAATATTAAATTGCTTTGATTTGTTTCTTTTTTGTTCAAAGTTTCAATTGTTTTATATTCAAATTCTTCTTGTTTGCGATTTGTGTCGCAAATTTCATTTGCCAATTGTTCTAGTGATAGAGAATTTTTACTCTCAGTGCTTATTATTGAAAGATCTGCGTTAAATGTCTTAGAAAATTCGATTAAACTACTCAAATTTTTTTTATTTGTAATAAATTTTCTTTTGTCCTTCAATTCAATCATCAAATAATTCATAGAAACTCCTTGATTTAATATTACTGTATTATAAAAGAGATGTCGTTGACTTGGCAATGAGGTGACCATGAATAATTGTAATAATAAAAGGCGTTTTGGAGTTGAGTTGGAAATTAATGCCTTCGATGGCAGAAGTCGTCCATTTGATTATGAATTGGGAAATTTGCCAAAAGGAATTTTTTATGTTTCTTGGCTGGTTCAAAAAGTTGTCAAAGATAAGGTGTTTATTCAAAAGTGGGGAAATAATCACAATAATGATTCTTGGATTTTAAAGCCAGATAGTAGTTGTGGGATCGAAGTATGCACACCAGTATTAAAGGGAATTGATGGAGTGAGAAAAGTATCTGCTGTTGTCGATGCTTTTAGCAATGACGGCAATATAAAAGCAGATGAAAGATGTTCGTTTCATGTTCATGTTGATGTTCATGACCTTTCTGTTGATCAAGTCGCTTCTGTAATTAGTTGGTGGATTAAATGCGAATATGTGTTTACAAACATGGTTCCAATTAAAAGAAAAAGAAATAGATATTGCCAGTTATTGTCTTTTTCCGACATTATCGATGAAGTTGAACGCCCACTCATTAGTTCTAATACACTTATAAATTCAATTGGGATGCATAAATATTATTCGATTAATACATATCATTTCGTAAACAATAAAAGACAGACTATTGAATTTCGCATAATGGATGCATCTGCTTGTTTGAATTATTTTGATGCAAAAAATTACATTTTATTTCTTCTTCATTTTGTAAATATTACTTCCAAATTACCATTATTGAAAAATTATGAAAAAAATAACCAAATGACTGGTTATGCTTGGTTAGATTTCAATAAAGTCATGGAATTGCTTGGATTTGATGATGATTCTAACTTATCGTCTGGTCTGAAAGAGGTAAAAGAATGGCTTTTTATGCGTATGAAGCAGAATGTATCATGTGAGATTGATGGGGTATTTGGTAATAATTTTAAATCTCATCAATATTATGATATTTTTCAATTAGAAAAAGGTTCAACTTCACTATTGAATAATAAATTTATAGAAGATAAGTTCTTGGATTAGGATATATACCTTCATAGAAGGTGAATATATGTCGGACAACATCACAAAGATAAAAAGTTCGATTCAAGAATTAAAAAATCTCTCAAAGATTTTGATTCCATACAATTATCCCATTAAAAATTCAGAAGCTTACGAAGAAGATCTACTTATTTTTAAAAGTAGAAAATATGTCGTTGATGGATATTCTGTAGTAGCTCATTACCAAAGATGTGATTACGAACATTATTATATGGATGTTTTACAACTTTATGGTGACTATAGCACCTTTTTGCCGATTTCTGTTAATTGTAAGATTGCAAAGTTGTTTTTAGGAAATGATGAATTGTTTCTCATAGAGACCTATAAGCAACAAAAAAAGATATACTGTTGGACAGTTTGTTTGAACAAGGAGGAGAGGGTGATTGAATCTCCAATTCGTAAAGATGGTGACTATACACATCGTTTCTATGATGGGTTCAAATACTTTTATATTCCTCCTAGCAAAGTTTTTTTCATTTAAAAATTTTACGAGGTGTAATCATGAGTCAAAATAAAATACAATCTATGATTGTAGAGCATCTTATGAGGCATGGGAAAATTGAATTACTTTTGCCGGACAATGTTACATTAGAAATAGGAATAACACAAGAAAATCAAAGAGGAAAATTTATAAAGAAAAATGACTATTGTTGGGTTATGGCATCACAAAATGATCGAACAGCATGTATTGATGCATTCAATTTAGGGCTTCGTTTTGCGGATGATAAAAACGCCTTAATACTAGAAGACAGCTTCATCAATCAAGATGGAGACCATGTAAGAAGGCTAGATGTAGTTTAAATACAATCGTATATGTTGCCTAAAGTTTTGGAATGACTTAGAATTCCTGTAGATAGTAGGAACAACTCGGTAGTTCCTACGGCAACCTTGTTTTCTGCGAGTGGAACCAAAAAGTCTACCCATATAATGAATCCATTATTTGTAAGTTGGAATCTGGATATCATTATTTGTGTTCCTTTTTGTTTATATGATGTATTGGGAACAATGTCGAAATTATTTTTATGTTCTTGGACTAAATCATTGATTGTTTTCAATAATTTTGGAGCATCTAAGAACTCAGCCCATTTGGAGACTAGTAGTTCTTCAAACTTTTTTTGGTTAAAAATCTTTTCCATATCTGAGGTATAGTATGAAAAATATCGATCATTTTTTAAAAGAATACTTTTATAGGCTTTCTGATGAGAATCTAAAAGTGCTTCATAGTAGACTTCATTTTAGGTATCAAGGCGACATTCCAGAAGTCTTGAATTTTGTTGGAAATAACAAAGATCTTGACAGATGGCTTGGCGGAGCATCTGGATGCTTTGATTTTTATGGCATGGTTGACACTATGCACGAAGCTGTAAATCGTGAATATCAAAAGAGATTTGATATTCACCGCTAATAAATTTAATAGCAGACAAGTCTAAATAATCATATCCAGACGATGGAGATAAATGATTATTTGGACTTGTCCTATTTGTAAAACCGATGATTTGACATTGAGATATAGTTCTGGAAAAATGCGTACATGCAAAGATTGTCAGAAATATAAAAATATTCAAGCAAATTGTTCTGTCAAAAGAAAAAGAAAAAAAACTCCTCAAGTCGCTATCACTCAAGAAGAATTTCTCACATGGATAAAATCACATGTGAGAAAATGTTTTTATTGTGGTGTCACAGAAGCAGAACTTTTAAATTTATCAATATATTCACAAATTGGATTGTTAGTTGAATCATTGGGCGTAGATCGCATCGATAGCGATAAGGATTACACGCTTGATAATATCGTTCTTTGCTGTCTCGCATGCAATAAAGTAAAGAGCAATAGTTTTAGCCAAGAGGAAATGGGATCTTTGGGAAAGACCATTTCGCAAATTTGGCAAATTAGAAAAGAAAATAAAATCAATTTTTAAATGTTATCTTTCCCAACAAAGCTGCTTTTGCTATCATGTGCAATTCAACCTTAAGAGAAATAATGTTATGAGCGAATTGATTCAAATAATAGATCAGACCGATCTGGTTCCTTGTTCGAAATATCCATACGCAAAATGGGAATATGAAAATTTCAATCCAGTTCAAAGTAGAATTTTTGAAGTTTTTGAAAATGATGCTAATTTTTTGGTTTCCGCAAGAACTAGTGCCGGAAAAACTGTTATTGCTGAAATGTTTTTGGCTCAAGAAATTCGTAAGCGTGGTGGCAAAGGAATGTTTCTTGCACCATTAAAAGCCTTGGCTCAAGAAAAAATAGACCAATGGACAGACTTGTCATATCATTTTCATGATTTGAATATTTCAATATGCACAGGCGATTATAGAATTACCGAAAAAAGACAACAAGAATTGTCAAAATCAAATCTAATCATTATGACTTCAGAAATGCTCAACCATAGGGCAAGAAATATCAATTCTGAAAAAAGTGCTTATCTGAAAGAAATAGGAACTTTAGTAATTGATGAATCTCACCTTTTGACAGTTCCCGGAAGAGGCGAACATCTTGAGGTTGGATTGATGAAATTCACTCAAATTAATCCAAATTGTCGGATTGTTCTTTTGTCTGCAACTATGCCAAATGTGAGTCAAATCGCAGAATGGTTATGTGAACTCAATAAAAAGAAAACTTATATTTTGAATTCTGAGTATAGACCAGTGCCTTTAGGAATTCACTATGAAAACTACGATGATGAGCATTGTTATTCTTATGATATTGAAGAAAAGGCAAAGATTGACAAAGCTTTGGATATTATAAACGATTATCCCGATGATAAATTTTTGGTTTTTGCACACACAAAAAGAACTGGCGATTTGATAACTCGTACATTGAAAGCTAATTCAATTGATTCAGAGTTTCATAATGCAGATTTGGATAAAGATAAAAGAATTGATTTAGAAAGAAGATTTAAGAAAAAAGATGGCTTGAGAATTATTGTTGCAACTCCAACTTTGGCTTGGGGAGTGAATACACCTGCTAGGCGTGTGATTATACTTGGAGTTCATCGTGGCAAGGATGAAGTAGAAACTTATAATGTGACTCAAATGGTCGGTAGATCAGGACGATTAGGAATTGATCCTCGTGGCGATGCTTATATCTTATTGCCAAACTCTAATGCAAAAAGACATCGTGACAGATTGAATACTCCACAGAATATTACTTCTAAACTTTTAGAGAAGCCAAGAAATCTCGCATTTCATTTGGTGAGTGAAATTCATCATAGATCAATTGAAAATGTTGCAGATATTAAGAAGTGGTATGAAAGATCATTGGCTAGTTTTCAAGCAAGGAATCTTAATCAGACTTATATCAGCGAATTGCTTGTCGAAATGATCGATAGAAAAATTGTTCATAACGATGATGGTAATTTGGAAGTTTCTAGTGTTGGAAAAATAGCAAGCATTTTTTATTACTCTCCGTTTGACATTGCTGATTACAGTAGAAATTTTTATTTTCTATTTAAGGAAAAAAAACAAAACTCTGATTTACATGTTGCTTTGGCTTTGGCAAAAATTGATACCAATAGAGCAAATATAGTCAACACTGCAGAAAAACAAGAAATGAGCTTGTTCGACAAAAGACTACAAAAAGATTTTTATTCAGAATATAAATTTTTAACAGAAGGAATCAAGAAATCTGCCTTTTGTTATTTCAATTTGTTGAATGGATCGTATGTAACGGCTTTGGCTGGATATCAAAGAAGTTTGCAAAGCGAATTTGAAAGAATACAGCAGATATTGATTGCACTTGATTCTATGAGTGGGAAATGGGGTCAAGAGTCATTTTTAAGGGATTTGGGAAGTCGCATTAGACATGGAGTGCCAGCACATCTTATAAATTTGTGTCAGTTGCCAAATGTAGGGAAAGTTAGAGCGACAAAGTTATATGATTTGGGATATAAAGATGTTGATTCTGTTGCCGAATTGGATGATGCCAAATTGAAAAAAATATTGAATCTTAAAGAAGATTTGGTCAAAGAAATAAAAAGCGTTGCATTAAGACTTTCTGCGCTTTAACCTGTTTACTCTTTCCATTAGCTTTGCTATGTTTAAATAGCCCTTTGCACCTTTTTTCACAGATCTAGCTCTAAAGAATACCTTTGCAGCAAGAAGGCTCTTTGGTGTGCATTGAGTGTCAATCCAGCAGGGTGTGCAACAATCTGCATTTATTCCTGTTGGCTCAAGTGAAACAACAATTGGATCTCCATCGGCAACAAATACGCTATCTTCTTCTTCTGTTATTGTTGTGCCATTTATTACTAGATCGAATTCGCAATCACCATCGATTTTTGTGGCAAATACAAAGCCATCACCAACCATTCTTAACGACACATCTGGATCAAAGTTTGTTTGCCCTTCTGTTCCATCTACTATTTCTATGCAACAGCTATCAACAGTTAATTGAATTTCTACCACTTCGCATGGCACTGAACAGCTTCCCCCAAGAGCAAAAACATAATTATCTGAATTTTTATTTGATTTTTTTTTAAATTTTGGAAAAGGTATGAGATGAGATCCAATGTTTATAGTTTCCCAATTTTCTTTTTCAAATAATTCTCTTAGTAATGGTGCCGGTTCTTCTGGCGGAGTTGGATCTTCGCATTTACATCCTTCGGGATAATCTACTTCGTCATAAGCTGGTCCTATTTCAAAAAAAAGACTAACACTAGTGCAGCATGGTGGTGGACAACATTTAGAATCTGAGCATGAGCAACCACAGACTGGATCTCCTGCAATACCATTTTTAAAAGGACCTTCACAAGCCATTACTTATTGATTCTCTTGTTTTCCGAAGAAATTCTGTGGATATTCAATCTTAACAATGCCGTTTTCTTTTGTTGGATTGCCCTCCTTATCTTCTGTCCACCATCTGACTTGCTGAACTTCAATCCCAAGTTCATCCATATGACATCTATCATTTTTATCTACTGGCAGATGATGTTCAGTGCCATCAATTAGAACTGCAACTTTACATTCTTTTTTTTCATGATTGTAAAGCAAACAATTTTTACATATTGGTTCTATTTTTTTCATAGGTATCATAAGAAATTATAAGTGACAATTGGTTATAAAAAACAGACTTGGCTGTTGATAAAAATTTATAAATGATTTATGATTACTAAAACAACGAGGATTTCATTATGAAAATTATTGGTTTTGCATCGCAATTAGCTATGGGAAAAGATACTGCAGCCGATTATTTGGCTATCGAACTTAACCGTGTTCAAACTACAGGAACATGGGAAAGAGGAGCATTTGCAAACGCTGTAAAAGACACATTTTGCAGGGCGTTCAATGTCGATAGAGATTTTCTAGAAAAATGGAAAAGAATTGATGATGCACCTCCCGGAATGAAAATGAATATCCGCAAGGCGTTACAATTCGTTGGTGATGGATTTCGTCAAATTGTAAGCGATATATGGATTGATATAGCCTTAAGAGATAATGGCAAGCAACTTATTGTTTCTGATTGTCGATATATCAATGAGGCAAAAAACATTCGTGGTCGAGAAGGTATCAATGTTATCATGTATCGTCCTAATTATTTCAATAATGATACCAATCCTTCAGAATCTCAAATAAAACCAATCATTGAATGGTGTTTAAAAACTCAAAAAGAAGGCGAAATCATGCATAATGATCCAAATGCACCAGAGGGAAGCGAACTTTATGATTATTTTCTTATAAATGACAAAGAAATAGTCGATCTTCATTACAAAATTAGAGACCAATTAATTCCTTTTATTGAGAGGGCGTACAATGTCAGTAACTAATTATACATTACATCCAAATATTATTGTTCCAAAGGGTTGGGGACATGAACAATGGATATGTAATAACGAAAAATATTGTGGTAAGATTCTTTTTTTTAATCCAAAAAAGAAATGTTCTATCCATTATCATGCTATAAAGGATGAGGTTTTATTTATTTTAGAAAATGATATAGAGATGTTATATGGATGGGGTGGAGAAGAATTAAAATCAATTATTTTAAAAGCAGGAATGTCTTTTCATATTCCTACTGGATTAAGACATCAAATGATAGCTGGAGAAAATGGAGCTAAAATTATAGAATTTTCTACGCATCATGAGGATAGTGATTCGATTAGATTGGAAAAAGGAGATTAGATTTTAAGACTTTGTTATCTCATCAACTCTTCTTTTAAGTTTTCCTATACCAACTTCCGTCATAACTACAAACTGCCAACCTCTTGCTTGGCAGTGATGTTGACATGCAGCCCACTTAGCGTGATTTTTTGGCAATTGCGTTTGATTGGCTGGCTTTATTTCCCATATTTCTACATGTCCATCCATAAAGTAAATACTAAGATCCGGATTGTATTCGTGCTTTTCTCCTTCAAAAATATAATCAACTTTGAATGGTTCAACATCGTATTTTATAACTTCTGGCAAATATTCTAATTGTTCATATACTTCTACTTCGTAGCCACTTCGATAATGCATTTCTTTTCTATTTTTTCCTGACATGAAATAACCTTCACGAAATTTTGGCTTTTGCTGCTTTAATTTTCCACTTTTTTTATCAATATCTTTCCAGATTGTTGCTCGCATTTGTCCTATCTTTGGAATATCTTTTTCATGCGGATGCTTTGATTTAAAATGTAGCCTTAGATCTCTGACTGGACAACCACATCTTTGTAGTGGGCATACAACATAATCACGACCAAGTTCGTGAGTATCCTTTATGTGTTTGCTATACTCGTCATATTCGTAATAGGCTCTGCCACATACGAAACATTGATATTTGCGAACATGATTATTTTTTTGAAATGGCAATGTCATTTAATTTTTTTGTGCAGAATTTTTTCTGCTTCATCTCTGTCTAAAATTTTAATTTTTTTCATTTCTTTCATATTGAACATTGATTCTGATTTTTCGTCATTGATACTTTTAACGATATTTATTGCAAGGACTCTAATTTCGTCTCGAACTCTTTTATCTTCTTTTTTGTCATTCATTGTGGCAAATGTCAATCTGCCATCTTCGTTTGCTCCATAGATATTGTCACCTTTTTGAAAAAAGAAAATTAATTCATTTTCATCAAAAAAATTTTGAATCTTATCTTCCTTAAGAAGATATGTATCCCAAGTTGCCATGGTGTTTTTAAAATTTTCTATATCGTTCATCATATATTTATATATCCACGCCATCCTAAAACAAAATTATTATGGAACAGTACAATAGTTTATTTTAATTAATTGTTTTTCATAAGTTAGCGGGTAATATTATATATAGAAATATGAGCTTCGCAGGATTCAAAAAATATATTGAAGAAATGGACCCTTCTCCTGAGAAAAAATCAGAAGATGAAGGCAGTGAATCTACGCCAGTTGGAAATGATTATATTGATACACTCGAAGATGAGTTTGGAATTAAATGGAAAGATTTATCTTCACTTTTGACTTCAGAGCCTTGGGTTGCAACTCATTTTATGATGGGCAAGCCAAATTATGAAATGTCATACAAAGCATCTTCTTGGGAAATCGATCCAGAATCAATTTCTAAAAATGGAGCATATATTCGTTTAAAGCCAGACAAGAGAACGAGAAGTTTTCTTAAAAATGGAAGCCTTAATAGGGCTACACCAGATAAAAATAAATATTATTTAAGTCGTGACGAACTTGTAAAATTTTTGACAACCGCATGGGTTCCTGCACCACCACCAGCAGATGCAGGTGGTATGCCTCCAGATGCAGGTATGGGAGGGATAACATGATATCGTTCAAAGAATGGTTGAAACAAAATGAAGTCGCAACAGCAGCAGCACCAGCTGCGGGTGGCGGAATGACATCGACTGGTGATGTGGCTGTTTATGCAAGACCTATTGGCATTGGAACAGTGACTAGAAAATCACCAAGTTTGATAACTGTTGATGATCTTGAGAAAAAAAAAAGAAAAAAAGTAAAATTTTAAAAATGTTTCCTAATCTGCCAGATGTTGTCATGGGAGACATAGGTTGGTTCTAATTGCTATTCTCATTTCCCTTTATTTTTTCTATAATATAACTCATAGAATAAGATTTAACTATTTTGGAGTTATCTCATGCATGATGTTTTGACAAATGTTTCAGAAAAAACAATTAAATGCTTGGACAAGGGTCATGTGACGATTCTTGATGTTATGCCAAGACTTGTTCCAGATGACAGGAAGACCGCAGATTATGCAATAGTTCAAGCTGCTAGAGTTTCTTATGGAGATGGAACTAAGACCATTAATGAAGATAGAGGATTGATTCGTTACCTGCTTCGTCAGAAGCACACAACCCCATTCGAAATGATTGAAATAAAATTCAATGTGAAAATGCCCATATTCATAGCCAGACAAATGGTAAGGCATAGAACCGCTAACATTAATGAATACAGTGGAAGATATTCAATGATGAAGGATGAATTTTATAAGCCAGAAATTGAAAATGTGAGGCAACAATCATCAGTAAATAAACAAGGAAGTGGCGAATCAATAAATGAAGTTGATGCTTCTAACTTCATTGAAAAAATAGATTTTATCTGCAATCAATCATATGAGGAATACGAAAAAGCAATTCAAAATGGTGTGGCTAGAGAACAAGCCAGAATGCTCCTACCAGTCAATTTGTATACAGAGTGGTATTGGAAAGTGGATCTGCATAATCTTTTGCATTTTTTAGCCTTGCGTTGCGATGCTCATGCCCAATGGGAGATTAGAGTGTTTGCAAATGCTATGCTAGAACTTATCAAACCTATTGTTCCTTGGGCTGTTGAAGCTTGGGAGGACTATCATGAGCATCGTGGAGCGATTAGATTGACCAAATTGGAAGTAGATGCAATGGTCTCATCCTTGGGAGGAATATCTGTGAATTCTTTAAAAACAGATAATAAAAGGGAACAGGAAGAGTGGAAAACTAAAGCTGCAATGCTTGGCTTGTCTGTTAAAAATATAGAAAAATAAATTGTGTAACTCAAATAATAGCAACATCTATTATTGGGCTGCACATATGAAGAATATTATAGAATCAATTAATTCTAGCAATTTAAAAATTGGAATCGTTGGAGATTCTATGTTGGACGAATATTTCAATGTAAATGTTCGAAAAATATCTCCAGAATTTCCAATTCCAGTAATGCATTCAGAGGAATGCATGCCAAGTGCAATTCTTCCGGGCGGAGCCGCTAATGTTGCATATCAGCTTAAAAATATAAATAAAAATACATTTCTATGTTCTTTCTTAGATGATTCTGCGAATGAAATTTTACAAAAAAATAAAATTGATACATCATTATCGGTGAGTATAAGTCCTTATTTGGTTCCAAGAAAAAAAAGATTTTATAGTTCGGATTTTCCGACATATCGTTGGGATGTCGAGAAAAATAATTATGGCATGAACAAAGATGAATTGCAGGAGGCTTCTGAAAATCTTTGCAAAAAAATCATGTCAAAAGATTTTGATGTTTTGATATTTTCTGATTACGACAAAGGATTATTCGCCAATTCAATTGTTTCTTCTTTGGCAGAAAAACATCCATGCTCCATAAGGATTGTTGATCCAAAAAAAGATATTACAAAGTGGAAAGGATGCACACTCATAAAACCAAATACACAAGAAGCTTGTGCGATTACCAATGAAAAAGAAAAGCCTAAGCAAATTGATTCAATAATAAAACAAACTAATTGTAAGTCTGTAATTATAACTTCGGAAGGAAGTGGGTTTTTTGGATTTAATGAAAATTACTTTGAATATAAGAATCCAAAATCAGACAAACAAGCCAATAGTGTTATTGGTGCAGGAGACTGTTTTATTGCATTTTTGGGATTATGCTTGGGCAACAACATACCACTTGAAGAAGCTGCTGAATTCGCATTTTCTATGGGTTTAATTTATGTCACAGAAAAACACAACAAGCCATTAGATATCGACACAATTAAAAAAACAGTTATTGGAAGTTCTTCCAAAATTGTTGATTACAAAAGATTTAAAAAAAGAGATTTTAAGTTGGTCGTTACAAATGGATGTTTTGATATTTTACATGCAGGGCATATAGAGAGTTTAGAATTTGCTAAAAAGCAAGGTGATAAACTTCTTGTTGCTGTCAATAGTGATGAGTCGGTTGGGAAGTTAAAGCCGGGTCGCCCTGTGAATAAAATTCAACATCGAATGCAAATGCTCGCTGCGTTAGAGTGTGTTGATTATGTCGCTTGTTTTGAAGAAGACACACCAATTGAAATTATCAAACATTTAAATCCAGAGGTTTTGGTAAAAGGTCATGATTATATTGACAAGGAAGTAGTTGGCAGAGATTATGCTGGAAAGGTTGTTTTTGCTCCATTTGTCGATGGATTGTCAACAACAAATATAATCGATTCAATTGTCAGAAAAATAATTTAATCACACAAACATTTGTTTTTACATTTGTCATTTTCGTGAGGACAATTGCATTTTTTTTCACACACACACATGCCACATGTTTTATGATCATGTTTAATTTGATTTTTGACACCAGAAAGTTGTGAATACATTACGAAAATACTTAGAAAAAAACCAAAAATCATACCAAACAAAACTCTAGTTAAACAACATTTTTTCATTTTATTCCTTTCTTCTATATATATGTTTATAAGGAGTAAATATGAATTCATTCAAAAATTGGTTGAAAATTACAGAAGAGGGCGATTTTGATGCACAACTTTCTGGAGCCATCCAAGGAAAATCAGCGATGCTTTCTGCAGACCCAAAGATTGGGAACAATCCAAGTGCAATTGCCGACAAGATCATAAAAGACACAGAAGTTAAAAATCTAATGTTAAAATCTAAAAATCCAGTAACACTTAATCCAGCAGCATTACAAAAAACAATTAAGACTCAATTGGATGCTGCTCAAAAAGATCAGGGTAAAGCTACAGCTGGAGTTCTAAAATAATAAATGAAAACTTTTCAGCAGTTTTTAAATGAGAAGATGTATGGCTTCAATTCTAGAGGGTCAAATTCTCCCACACAATTAATGTCTAAAAGTGTAAAGCCAGCAAAGCCAATTTTTAGTCTCTTTTCTCCTTTACACTTGAATAAAAAGAAAAAATAACTCCATTAGATCATGATAAGTTACACAGGTGAAAATCTAAGCGTTTTGATTTGTTGTTCGCATCTTTTGCATCATGATTGGATGACATTTCTTAGTTGGTATTCTTTCCAGCAAAATCTTCCAGATGCAAAAATTTCAATATTGTGTAATCGAAAAGATATGAAATTCAATTTATTTAATTGGACTAAGCGTCTTGGCGTTACATTTGAAATAACAAAGAATGATAATCCAATCTCTTGCTTGAACTATGCTCTTAAAAAATCTTATGTTAAATATCCCGTGCTTGTCATATCACCAGACATAATTTGCTTGCAAGAATTAGATGATGAAGAAAGCATTATCAGTTCAAAGCAAAATTATAAAAAAGAAAATTGTTATATTTTGTATAACGAAGTTGATGATATTGTAAAAAATGAAAATTTATTTGCTAATGTCAAAGAAAATAAATTTTCTAGATTTGTTTCATATTCTTCTGGGTGGGGGAACTTTAATACAGATTCATGGATAAATAAACTTGGGAATCCATTGAGTGTCTATTCCAAACATGACAATGTGATGCTTACTATTAATGAAAGACGATTTTCAAATATATGGAAAGATGCATGTAATGTTTTCCATAGTGTTTGTTGAGGAGAAAAAATGAAGCGATTTGATTATTATGATGACGAAGAGAATGAAGACGAATCAAACGAACCTCCAATTTCACCGCAAGAATATAAAGAATTGATTGCAGAAGATCAAGCTTTACAGCAAGAAGGTGTCGAACTTACATATTTGGCTTTGAATCAAAAGTTAATTGCTAAATCTATAAAAGTCTGTGAAAAATCTTTCTTTTGGAAGTTTTATAGTTTGCAAACTCAATTAAGCATGATCTCGAAGGTATATTTTCAGTTGCGAGATCTACAAGAAATTTAGGAATATATATCATGCCAACATATGCGTTCGAATGCAAGAAATGTACAAAAGTATGGGAAGAAGTAGCGGAATACGATAAAACTGGAAAATATTCAAAAGTTTCCTGCCCTAAATGTAAATCAAAATCCAAAAACAAATTATTGACTACTTGTCGTTTTAGTTTCACAAATCCAGTAGGAACAGATGTTTGGAATAGTGAATCAAAAGGGCATGATTATCGACATAATTTCAATGTTGATCGTCCCGGCGGTGTCCGAGACCAAAGAAAAAATGCAAAAGAAAATAGCCATATGGGATCAGAACCATATAGTCCAATAAATGATATTGATAGTGATTCTTCATGGGGCGAAATAAAATAATCATTTATATGTCTTTTTTAATTTTGTGAACTCACCTTATAATAATGCAGATCTAATTAACTAGATTTTTATTGGAGATTTAAATGGACGAACTTAAAAGATTCATAGGCAGATTCAATCAAAGCAAATTTAAAATTCTTAACGGAGAAATGTCATTTTCCGAATACATTGATCTGTGCTATCAGCAACCAAGACTTGTTCGTAATTCTTGGCAAATGATTTACGACATGATTATGGAAAAGGGTTGTCATGCCGTTGAAGAATACAGAAAGACATACAAACATTATAATTTTTTTGATAATCAGGAATGTCCAATCATTGGTCTGACACCAACTAAGGATTCTTTGGTTAAGTTCATCAAAGGTGCAGCTGGATATTTTGGTACTGAAAAAAGAATTCTTCTTTTGCACGGACCTGTAGGTAGCTCTAAATCTACAATCTGTAGATTGTTCAAGCGAGAATTGGAAAATTATTCCACAACCGATGCTGGTGCTTGGTATACTTTCAAATGGATAAATCTTCCGACTGGACAAGATGGAATTTATGTCAAAGAAGAAGACGAATGCCCAATGCATGAGCAGCCACTTAAGTTGCTTCCTCCAGAAATTCGTAAACCTATTATGGATGATTTGAATCGAGTTCTTTCTGAGTCTGTATCTGCAGAAGAGAGAAATGAACTATATGCATTGAAGTGCGAGGGAGAGCTTGATCCAAGATGCAAGTTCTTTATGAAAGAACTTTTGATTAGGTATGATGGAGATCTCGAAAAAGTTCTCGAAAAACATATTCGAGTAATTCGAAAAACATATAGCGAAGCAGATCGTGTTGGTATCGCCACATTCCAACCGAAAGATGAAAAAAATCAAGACTCTACAGAACTTACAGGTGATATTAATTTTAGTCGTATCAGCACCTTTGGTTCCGACTCTGACCCAAGAAGTTTTAATTTTGACGGAGAATTTTGTGTCGGAAACAGGGGAATTATAGAGTTTATAGAAGCTTTGAAGTTAGATCAAGCATTTTTATATGATCTCTTGGGAGCAAGCCAAGAGCAAAGTATTAAGCCGAAGAAGTTTGCACAAGTCTCTATTGATGAGGCAATATTTTGTCATACCAATAGCCCTGAATACGAAAGGCTTAGAAGCAATCAATATATGGAAGCGTTGCGTGACAGGACTGTAAAGATCGATGTTCCTTATACTCTTCGATGGGGCGAAGAACTTAAAATCTTGGAAAAAGATTATGGTGTAGATAGGGTCAAACAACATATCGCACCACACACACTTGAAGTTGCTGCTCTATGGGCAGTTTTAACCAGACTTCATGATGATAAGGATGGTAAAATTTCCTTAGTCGAAAAGGCAGAGCTTTATGACGGCAAACTTCTTTCTGGATGGACAGAAGAGCAAGTCAAAGAATTAAAGGATAGGTATCCTGATGAGGGTATGACCCGTGGTGTTTCAGTTCGTTATGTTCAAGATAAGCTTTCAAACTGCCTAGCCAATAATCATGACTATGTAAATATGTTCATGGTTCTAAATGAGCTTCGTGAAGGTTTAGAAGGAAGTTCTTTGTTGAACAATAAGGATGATGTTGGTCGATACATCACATGTATTGATTTAGTAGTTAAGAAGTTGACTGAAATTTTAAAAGCCGAAGTTCAGAAGGCTCTTGTTGGTGATGAAGATGCGATTATTCGCCTTTGTGCTAATTACATTGATAATATCATGGCGTATATCAACAAAAGTAAGATTAAAGATCCAATCACAGGGCAAGATAGAAAGCCTGATGAAAGATTGATGCGAGCCATTGAATCTAAGATCGACATACCAGAACCGGGTGCTGATGATTTCCGTAGGCAGATAGCTGCTTTTATTGGCGACCTTGCAATCAAGCACAAGCAATTTAGTTGGGATTCTAATCCAAAATTGAGAAAAGCTTTAGAAGCAAAGCTTTTTGAAGATGTAAAAGATACCATTAAGTTGTCCGCACTCAATGTTAGCGGAGCAACTGTGGTTGATAAGGATATTCAAGAAAAAATAGATGCGATTAAAACTCGCCTTATCAAACAGTATGGTTATAACGAAAGATCTGCAACTGATGTTCTAGATTTTGTTGGATCTATATTTGCAAGAGGCGATCTAGCCGAGGAATAATAGAACATGTGTCCACGCAGAATTGAAGAAGATCATAAAGACTTTATAGATGTTGTCTCAGGCAAACTTCGTAAAGCACTTAAAAAGTTTATCAAATCTGGACAGATAGTAAAATCTCGTGGCAAACGAGGTAAAATTTCTATCACAATTCCAAAAATTGATATTCCTCAAATTCTTTATGGTGATAACGGCAATGGCATCGGCAGAGGTAAAGGCAAGGATGGCGATGTTATTGATAAGGGCAAAAAAGGAAAAGGCAATGGAGCAACTCAGGATGAAGGTGAAGGAATCACCGTAAGTCTTGATTTGGAAACTGTATTGAAGTTCATGCAAGATGAACTGGAATTGCCAAATTTAAAGCCAAAAGTAAATGATACATTCGATGAAGTAAAAATCAAATATAATAATATATCTTTGGTTGGTCCCGAATCTTTGCGTCATAATAGAAGAACTTTTATCGAAGCTTTAAAAAGGCAATGTGCAGATGGAACTGCTAATAATTTTGAAATAGTTCCGGGTCTTAGCATGCCTATGAAGACAATCAAGCCAATTAAGCGTGACAAGCGTTATAGGCAATACAAAGAAGTTAAAGTTCCTTCTAGCAATGCTTTGATCATTTATGCCCGTGATGGATCTGGATCGATGGATCAAGCTAAATGTGAGATCGTATCAGATATGGCTTGGTGGATTGATGTTTGGATTAGACAATTTTATAAAAGAGTTGATCGACTTTTTGTGTGGCACGATTCTCTTGCCATGGAAGTAGATGAAGAAAAGTTTTATAACTACCGATATGGCGGAGGAACAACTTGTTCTTCTGCTTTGAAATTTATTCAAAAGCAATTTGAGAATAGATACCCTCCGCAAAAGTGGAACATTTATGTTTTTTACTTTACGGATGGAGATAATTGGGGCGATGATAATCAAGTATTTATCAACACATTAAAAGAATCATTTCCAGAAAAGGATATTAATTTAGTCGGGATCACACAAATTTTGCCTTATAACTATACCAATAGTGTTAAGTATCATGTCGATAAGGCATTGGAAACTGGAGAGCTTGATAAAAATAATATTCGTACCACCGAAATTAACTTTGGAAATGGAAATCCTAATGATTCGAATATGCGTGATGATGAAATTAGAAATAATCAAATTTTAGATGCAATTAAAAGTTTGATGGGTAATCAAAAATCAAAGTAAAATTTAAGGATTTATAAGATGTCTAATAAGTTCATGCATGGTTCTTCGCTTCTTATTGGCGACAACACAATTCCCGGAGTTCAGCTTCCAAAACAATTAAAAGAATATGCTCAAATAATTTTAAATGTTTGTAAAGATTGGGGTTTGGACTTTTATCCAACCGTAGTGCAACTTCTTACCTACGATGAAATCTCTGAAGTAGCAGCGTATGGTGGTTTTCCAGTACGATATCCACATTGGTCATTTGGCATGCAATATGAAGAATTGCAGCGTGGATATGAAAATCAAATGCACAAAATATATGAGATGGTTATCAATTGCTGTGAACTTGACGCTCCGGTTTTGACTAAGCGTGGTACAATTCTAGCTGGAGATGTGAAGGTAGGAGATCAAGTTATTGTTGGTAGTGAAACTAGGAATGTTGTCGCCATAAAAAAACAAAATTCTTCTCAAACCAAGAAAATTTTTCTTAAAGGTGGTCAGACATTAGTTTGTACGCCAAATCACAAGTGGCGTATACTTTCCGATAAAGGTTTGATCTGGAAAAAGACATCTGAAATTATTTCTGGTGACATTTTTGTAGGAACTGATTCTTATGAAAATAATTGGGATGCACCAAGTATTGACTGGTCATCAAAACAAGTCATTGAATCAACAAGACCAAACATTAGACATTGTGTCAAAGAAATTTATCCGCCAAATCAGATTACTATGGAATTGGCAGAACTTCTTGGAATTTTGGTTGGAGATGGATCAGTAGGAGTAAAGTCGGCTGAAAATATGTTGACTGTTGCTGTTGGTAAAAAACATAGGTCATACGCAGAACATGTTGTATTTTTGTTTGAAAAGGTATTTGGAATCGGAGCAGATATTTACGAAAAGCCAAATTGTTTCAATGTAACATTATGCTCAAAAAACGCAGTTGATTTTGTTAATTCGATTGGTTTAAAGAAAGGCAACACATTTAAAGAAAAAGTAATTCCAGATATTATTTGGAAGTCTCCTCCTGCCTATAGATGTGCTTTTATTCGTGGTTTGTTCGATACTGATGGCTATGTGGTTAACCATGTTGGTTTTAGTTGCTACAATAAAAAATTGGCAGATGATGTTCAGATTATGCTTTCAGAAATGGGAATTCTTTCTAATTTAAAAACATTAAAAAATGGCAAGGGTAAAAAAGGTGATCAAAAATATATTAATGTTGTTAAAATTAAGGGAATTTGGGCTGAAAATAAATTTTACAATAGAATAGGTTTTGTGCTTAACTATAAGCAAGAATTACTTAAAAAATTACTTGATAGAAAATTTTGTCGTAATGGAGGTATGGAGTTGCCATATATTCAACAACAATTGATTATGTGGGCAAAAAATCTAAACATTACAACATATAACAACCATAGTCTTGGCTATTCAATTAAAATGTTCGAGAAACAAAAAGTTGGGATTAATTCTTTTTCTTCATTTGTACAAAGAGCAGAAAATCAAGGATTAAGTGTTCCAAATGAAATTAAAGATATTATTTCAAATCCTTTATTTGTTGTTGAGCATGTTGTTGATGGAGATGAGATCGAAACTGTTGATATTGCATTGGATCATGATGCTCATGATTTTATTGCATATGGATTGATTACTCATAACACATCGCCATGTTACATCTATTGCTTAGATAGCAACACATTATTGGATCATCTGACTGTTATCGCTCACGCCACTGGTCATAATGATTTCTTTAAAAATAATATTCACTTTTCTGCTACTGATACAAACATGTTGAACAACATGGCAAATCATAGTAGCCGTATTAAAAAATATATGGCTAGATGGGGCAAGGAAAAGGTTACTGAATTTCTTGATTATTTACTTCGCATTGATACTTTGGTTGATGGAGCATCGGCTTGGCATCAAAAAGTTATCAAAGATAGAAATATTATTGATAAAAGAAATTATAGATTTCCAAAAAGACTTAAAGTTGATAGTGATCGATTTTATATGGATAATTACATCAACACAAAAGAGTTCAAAGAAAGAGAAAATGAAAAGGTAAAAGATAAGGATCTTGCAGAAGAACTTGGATTTTTTATAGAACCAGTTAAAGATATATTTGGATTTTTGCGTGATAATGCTCCACTTAAGCCTTGGCAACAAGATATCATGTCTATGATCTATGAAGAATCAATTTATTTTTTCCCACAGAGACAAACCAAAGTATTAAACGAAGGATGGGCTTGCGGACGAAAAGATTCTCTTGTATCTACAAATATGGGCATTTTGACATTAGGTGAAATTGTCGATAAAAAGTTGCCTGTTATGGTTTATGATGGTGAAAAATCTAGAAATGTTACAAATTGGTTCACTTTTGAAAATCGTGATGTTTATAGGATTGAAACTAGAAGAGGATATGTTTTTGAGGGTTCAAATAATCATAGAATTATGGGTAATAATGATTGGGTTCGTCTTGATAAAATGAATGTAGGTGAAAAAGTTAAAATATCATTTTCAAATATTTGGACGAAAAAATATCAAAAAATCGATTATAAATTGCCCAATAAAAGGATAGAATTGAAGCAAATTTGTAAAAAAGCATCAGTGACTATGTCTCAAGTCGTTTATAGAAAATATCATTATAAAGGTGAAGAAAAAAATGACAATTTAGACAAATTGCTCAAGCAATATGATGATCAGTCTATGACATGCATGAGAAATAAAAGGAAATGTATATCTTTGCCTTTTTTTATGGATGAAGAATTTGCTTCATTTGTTGGATATATGATTGGAGATGGTCATATATCTAAAAGCAAGAGAACTCTTGGCTTAACAACTGGAGATAAAGATCAAGCCGATAATTATATTCGTCTTACAAAGAAATTATTTAGTATAGATTGTAAATCTAGTTGGGATGACACATCTAAAAATGGTCGATATAGAATTTCTGTAACTTCAAAAGAACTTGAAGAACTACTTGTTTATTTGGGAATGAAAACTGGAGTCTGTGCTAGGATTAAGCAAATACCAGAAATTATTCTTAAATCGCCCAAGAGTGTTATCGCTTCTTTTGTAAGATCGTATTTTGATTGTGATGGTTATGCGGGGAATGCTGGTGTCATTCTTTCCACCGCAAGCGAAGTTCTTTCCAGACAAATACAAAATGTTTTGTTGAATTTTTGCATATTATCAACAAGACGCAAACAAAAAGATTCTTGTTGGCATGTACGCATAACCGGACAGGAAGCGGTAAAGTATTATGAGCAAATAGGTTTTGGATTATCTAGAAAACAGCAAAAGTTAAAGAAGTATATTGACAATCATAAATGGTTTATTGATCAAAAACTTGAAGATGAAATTGTTTCTATCGAAAAAATTGGAAAAGATACAGTGTATGACATTACAGTAGAAACAAGTCATCGATATTCGGCTTGTGGATTTATGAATCATAATAGTATGACTGACCATGTTATCATGGCAGAACAGGGTTATGTCGGCTTGGGTCAAAAGACTCATGATTCTGGAATCATTGAATACGCTGCACACAAGATGGGTGTTCTTGGTGGAAAATATAGCACCAATCCTTATAAGCTAGGATATAATCTTTTGTCCGATATTCGCAATCGTTGGGATAAAGGTCAATTCGGCAATGAATGGGATGATTGCACAAATTCTAGCAAGAAAGAAAAATGGGATACCAAGGCAATGCTTGGTAAGGAAAAAATATTTGAAGTTAGAAAGTATTACGATGATCTAACTTTAATACATGAATTTTTTACCGAGGATTTCTGTCGAGAACAAGAATACTTTGAACATAAGCGTTATCCAAGCGGAGAGACGATTCTTGAAAGTCATGATTACAATAAGATAAAAAAATTGTTGATGGCTCGCCATGTAAATGGAGGACTGCCAGATATTCGTTTAACAGAGCCTAATTATCGTGGTAAGGGCTATCTGATGCTTGAGCATACATTTGAAGGCAGACCGCTTCATGAGCCTTATGTTCGAGATGTATTGGTTGGTCTAAGATTCATTTGGGGAAATGATGTTTTTCTTTCCACTAAAGGTCATGATGGTACTGATGTCGTATTCGAATGTTTCGATAATGATCCTGCTAATGTAAGAATTCGAGAAAAGAAATAAAGGAAAAAATTATGGATTGGCTATTATCAGATGAATTTGTCACTTTTTCTCAGCGAGTTTCTGAAATTCACAATGAGAAAAAACAGATTAAACAACAATTAAAAGAGTATTATGAAAAAACACAGGTAAAATTAAAAGAACTTGAAGCTCAAGCTCAAGCTTTATCTGATGAATTTGAAAAATGGAAAAAAATACAGTCTGAAGAACCTACAAAGGCATCAATTAAGAAATAACTTTTAATTCTGCAGAACCGTCTAAAAGATTGAAATAATTGTGAAGCCTCCAACTAAATATATTGGAGGTTTTATGAAATATTCAAGTCAAAGACTTACCTATCAATTCGTTCAAAGTTTCTTCTTAAAAAATGGTTGCAAATTATTAGAAGATACTTATATCAATGCTCGCACACCAATGAGGTATCGTTGTTCTTGTGGAAACGAATCTAAAATTGTTTTTTATAGTTTCAAATCTGGCAATAGATGTAAAAATTGCGGTTCTCGCAAAATAAGCGAACGATTCTCTTATTCTCATGAAAAAATAAAATCTGAATTCGCAGCCGTTGGTTGTACGCTTTTGGATCAATACGAAAAGTCTTCCAAGAATATGCGATATATTTGTTCTTGTGGCAAAGAAGCAAAGATCTCTTGGAATAATTTCAGAACAGGTAAAAGATGTTGGGATTGCGGAATTGCCAAACGATCTGGAGAAAATCATTATGAATGGGTTGATGATCGAGAGAAATTTAAAATGGACTTGATATTTCGACAGAGATCGTATAAATTATTGAGTATGAGTTTGGCGGTTACTGGCAGAGTAAAAAAGTCTAAAACTTCAGCTTTACTTGGCTATGATTATAAAGAATTGCAAAATCATATAATCAATCATGAGAATTATGAAAAGGTAAAAAATGGAAAGTGGCATATTGACCATATTTTCCCAATCAAGGCGTTTTCAGATCATAAGATTTGGGATTTGTCTTTGATCAATTGTTTGGAAAATTTACGACCAATTTCAGCTTCTGAGAATTGTCGTAAAAATGCAAAGTACGATAAGCAAGAATTTTTAATTTGGCTTCAAACTAAACAAAGAGATTGAACAATGACATTTACGAAAGGAGTAACAATGAAGGTGGAGATTGTTGGTTTTGAACATCTCCACCTTCATTAGTTACTCCGACTTTTCCGTCCTCGATGGGCTTGGAACATGCGAAGAATATTCGGTTCGTGCTACAGAAATAAATCAAAATTTTCTTACAATTAGTGATCATGGCATGTTGGGAGCAGTTCCCAGACAAATCAAAGCATGCGAAAAGATATGTGATAAATATGGGAAAAATAAACTTTCTCCCATATTCGCTGCGGAACTTTATGTAAATAGATTGCAACCACAATCCTCTTCTTTGTCGGACATGCAAAAATTTTCTGAATCTCTCTCTCCAAGTGAATTATTGGAACTGAGAGCAAGTCCACACTTATTAGCCATAGCATATAATGAAACTGGATATAAAAATCTTGTTCGTTTGACATCTTGGGGTTGGACGAAAGGATTTTATAGAAAGCCAAGAGTAAATTACGAACAACTTGAGAAGCATAAAGAAGGCTTATTTTTTACAAGTTGTTGCTATAACAGCGAAGTTGGCAGAGCATTTGATGCTGGCGGAGAAGAAGCTGGATTTCAAATGATAGAACGATACATTCAGATGTTTGGTAAAGAAAATTATCTGCTTGAAATTATGCTTTTAGATTTTGTTAAACAAAAACCTTATGACGCTTTTATTGTTAAAGCAAAGCAAAAATTTGGATTGAAGATTATTCTTACGCAAGATTGTCATTATTGCCGTAAAGAAGATAGTCACTTGCAAAGACTTATGTTGATGGTTCAGACCAACAGAACATTAAAAGAAATTCAAAGGGCAATGAAAGAAGATTCAATGCAGGATTTCTTCGAATTGCAGGATGCTAATCTATGGATGAAATCTGAGGAAGAACTTAATGAAAAGTGGCTGAGTGATTATAAAGATATTATTCCTTATGAAATTTTTTGCGAAGCTAAAAAGAATACAGTAGAGATTTGTCGTAAAGCAAAAGGTGTCGAATTAGATAGAAGTCTGAAACTACCTATATTTCCAGATTGTGACCAAAGGCTTAAGGATGAAGTCTTGAGAGGATTTAAACATCGTAATTTGCCAATGACTACAGAATATAAAAATAGAATAATTGAAGAGTTGAGCCTTATAACTCGCAAAGGTTTTAGTACATATTTTCTTATTCAAAAGATGATGACTGACGAAGCAAGAAAATGGTGTAGAGAAAATATCGGTGGTGATGGAACTCAAGCTGTAGGACCCGGAAGAGGAAGTGCTTGTGGATCTTTGGTTTGTTATTGCCTTGGAATCACTGATGTCGATCCAGTATATGAAGGTCTTTTGTTTAGTCGATTCATGTCTGAGGCTAGAGGCGGTAGATCTATTTGTTTTGATTTGTAAAAAAATATTTTTAAAAATCAAAAAAATAAAACAATAAAACTATATTAATTTTATGGAAACTACAATCACTGTAGATCTCGGCACGATGCCAGATCTCATCTATATGATCATCAAGGATGAAACCTTATTCGCTGAACTAAAGGCGGAATTTCCAGATATTCTTGCCGACCTAACAACATTAAAAACCAACCCAAACTGCTCATGCAGAGGAAAGGTTGGCAAGTTTTTTTCCGACAAAGTAGCTGCTGATCCGAACATTTTGGAAAAGTACTACAAGGATAAAGCTGCGATAGTTAAAGAACTTGAAGCCATTAAGCTAAAAAGAGTAAATAACGCAATTAATGGTAAGGTTTTCAAGGTGCAGCTTGGTGATGAAGCTTGGGCTAATTTCAACAAGACTATTACCGGAAAAACTTTTAGAAGCTTCTCGGTTGTTCGAGAGTTCGATTATATGTGGGTTTATTTCCTATGATATTTTTAATTTATCTAGTTGCATGTCTCGGTGTCGCATACGCTTGGTCCGACACCGATGTTGCACGACCATTTAGAAACTTGGTAGCTAAGATACCATATGTTAATGTTCCAATGCTTTGCCATGAATGCAGCAGTTTTTGGTTTTCTTTAGGAATCTCATTTTTGCTCAATCCGGTAGGTGAACTATATGTTCCATTTGCTGGAAATCTGATTTCTGCCTTTTGTGGGTTTTTTGCAAATCTTTTATTCGTTCGTAACCGATGGGTATCCTACAAAGAATAGAAAAAATTCTAAATTAAAGAAAAAAAACAGGCTTGAAAATCAAGCCTGTTTTTTTAACATGCATTATTATCTGCAGTTTTAACAGCACCAGTATAAGTCATTTGACCAGATGCTCTAGTGCTACCAATAATTGCCGACCCAGCATACCCACTTATATTTATATTAAATGATGTTCCTGTTGGAATCGTAATTGATGCTAAGGTTGCTGCAACTCCTCCGGGTCCAATGTTTGAAACAGAACCACTGGCAAAAGTAGTTCCACCAACAGTGATTGTGAAATTAACACTTCTAGATCCAGCAGGAAGTTCATTTGGAAGATTTGAAAAATCACTTGCACATACGAAAGCACGGAAAACTAATTTTACCGTTAGTGGAGGCAGATAACAAATTCCTTCTTCGCAAGTTTCGCCAGCTGGACATGCATTTCCGCAAGATCCACAATTAGATGAACTTGTTTCTGTATTTGCACAAACACCAGAGCAACAAGTTTCTCCAGCAGCACAAGCGTTTCCGCAAGTTCCGCAGTTTGCTTCATCTGTTTGAAGTGCTTTGCAGACACCATCGCAACATGTGTAGCCAGCAGCACATACAGTTCCACAAGTTCCACAGTTAGCTTCATCTGTTTGTAATGCTTTGCAAACACCAGAACAACATGTGTAACCAGCAGCACAAGTGTTTCCACAAGTTCCACAGTTTGCTTCATCTGTTTGTACGGCTTTACAAACACCAGAGCAACATGTTTCGCCAACAGCACATTCTATTCCGCAATCACCACAATTTAATTCATCCTCATATGTCGCTTTGCAAAAGCCGTTGCAACATGTTCCGCTACAAGAGCTTCCGCATGTTCCACAATTGCTGAGATCGGTTGCTGTGTTTCTACAAACACCAGAACAACAGGTGTAGCCAGCAGCACACTCTATTCCGCAACCTCCACAACTAGCTTCATCTGTTTGTACGGCTGTGCAAATACCACCGCAACATTCTTGACCAGCAGCACATACAGTTCCACAATTTCCGCAATTTTCTTCATCTGTTTGTACTGATTTACAAACACCAGAGCAACATTCTTGACCAGCACCACATATAGTTTCACATGTTCCGCAATTAGCTTCATCTGTTTGGAGTGCTTTACAAACACCAGAACAACATTCTTCGCCAGCACTACAAGCGTTACCGCAAGCTCCGCAATTAGCTTCATCTGTTTGAAGTGCTTTGCAGACACCATCGCAACACTCTTGACCAGCAGCACAAGCGTTACCACAAGTTCCGCAGTTTGCTTCGTCTGTTTGTACAATTTTACAAACACCACCACAACATAGTTCGCCAGCAGCACAAGCGTTGCCACATGTTCCGCAATTAGATTCATCTGTTTGTACTGATTTACAAACACCAGAGCAACACTCTTGACCAGCACCACATACAGTTTCACAAGTTCCGCAATTAGATTCATCTGTTTGTACTGATTTACAAACACCAGAACAACATAGTTCGCCAGCAGCACAAGCGTTACCACATGTTCCGCAATTAGATTCATCTGTTTGTACTGATTTACAAACACCAGAGCAACACTCTTGACCAGCACCACATACAGTTTCACAAGTTCCGCAATTAGATTCATCTGTTTGTACTGATTTACAAACACCAGAACAACATAGTTCGCCAGCAGCACAAGCGTTACCACATGTTCCGCAGTTAGCTTCGTCTGTTTGTACTGATTTACAAACACCAGAACAACATTCTTCGCCAGCAGCACAAGCGTTACCACAAGCTCCGCAATTAGATTCATCTGTTTGAAGTGCTTTACAAATACCAGAACAACATTCTTCGCCAGCAGCACAAGCGTTACCACAAGTTCCGCAATTAGATTCATCTGTTTGTAATGATTTGCAAACACCAGAGCAACATTCTTGACCAGCACAAGCGTTTCCGCAAGTTCCGCAATTAAATTCATCTGTTTGGAAAGAGCTAGTGGCAATACATGAGCCATTGCAACATTCTTGACCAGCACCACAAGCGTTCCCGCAACTTCCACAATTAGATTCATCTGTTTGGAAAGAGCTAGTGGCGATACATGATCCATTGCAACATTCTTCGCCAGCAGCACAAGCGTTTCCGCAGCTTCCGCAGTTGGAACTATCAGTTTGGAAAGAGCTAGTGGCAGTACATGAGCCAGAGCAACATGCAAAATCTGGCAGACTACAACAGGCAGTTCCTTCGCAACATTCTTCTCCCACGACACATTCTGGATCACACCCTAGATGTTTGGGTGTGCATACACCATTTATACAATGCTCGTTAACAGTACAAATTATGCCACAATCGCCACAGTTATTTTTGTCAGCGCCCATTACTGGTATGCATAAGTTTTCAACTCCATCAAAGCAACATTTCGTTCCCGCAGCACAAGCATTGCCACAACTAATACAGTTTTCGTCTGTTCCAAGATCGGTGCAAGTTAGATTTGGAGGCGTACCACAACATCCCTGACCTTCGGTACATGCAGTAGGACAAGTTCCGCATTGGTTTTCGATACATACGCCAGAGCAACATGTTTCGCCAGCAGCACAAGTTACTCCGCAATCGCCGCAGTTAGATTCGTCATCGCCCATCACCTCTGTGCAATCACCATCACAACATTTTTCACCAGCATCACATGTTCTTCCGCACCCTCCGCAGTTGAATTCATCAGAAGGTGTGCAGTTATTGTTGCAACAGAGTGGTTCAAGGACAGTACATACTCTTCCGCATTGTCCGCAATCAGCTGGAGTGTTTAGAACTTTGCAGCTGCCATTGCAACATTCCGAAACTCCAGTGCATTTTATACCGCAACCGCCGCAATTGTCATTGTCTGTGTTGGTATTTTTACATGAGCTATTACAGCATGTCTCTCCTGCGGCACAAACATTTGGACATGATCCGCAATGATTTTCATCGGTTTTTGTGTTAACACATGTATCGTCTGGAAAATCTCCGCAACATGTAAATCCAGTAGCACATGATCCGCCACAAGGTGCGCATGGAGGAAAATGTTGAGATCCGTCTTCGTGTACAGTTGGACAACCACCAGTACACATGTTTCCTCCTAAGTGGGTATCATCACAACAACTATATTGATATGCTTCGCCCGGGTTATTCCACCATGCGTAGCATATTCCTCCCATTCCAAATGGAGCAGGGCATATGTAAGAACTAGGATTTTCATAGTCTAAATAAAAACATCCAGCACAAGGTCCTTCTCCAGAAGAGCAGGTTCCCTGCGAAGGGCAAGGATATCCGAATGTTTCTGCAAATGCTCCACTGCATCCCGGAAAGTTGCAGGAATCGTAGCATTCACAGGAAATTAATTCCCATTGCAATGCACCTACATTTCCTACTGCCTTATATGAGCAGCCACCATAGCAACTCTTCGCAGGTACAGCTGCTCCTGAAGAACCGACAGATCCGCATGAATCATAAGTGCATGGTATGGTCGTTCGTTGACCCCATGAGGTTGGTGCAGATCCCAACAAACTAGCCTGTTGTGCTTCTGTCGGAAGCTTGCATGTTCCACATGGCACACATTCACCATCCTTGCACTTCGTAGTTGGTGCAGCTCCGGGTTCTGGACATTCAGTGCCATTATCTATTGGTGTTGAAACAGGAGGAAGTGGGTCGCCATTTCCATCTTCTCCCGGAGATAACATGGCTGTAGGCGTGTTGCACGGTTGGTTGCAACCACCGCAGTGGTTGTTGTCTGTCTGTGGGTTCACGGGACCGGAAGTTGGAGGACCGACATCTCCATATTGATTAGGCGCTGGATATGTCGGGCAGCAAATTTGAGGATCGGCAACTCTGACACCACAAGCACCACAGTTGTCGTTGTCAGTCAAAAGGCTTACGATCTCGCCCTCGCAGCATTTCTCCTGCACTTGATCGGATGTGTCCGCTACATTTCCGCAACCACCACAGTTATTGTCGTCCGTGTTCGTGCTGGCAAGAATAAAAGTTGATTCGTCTGGCGCACCATCAACAACAACTACTTGCGGACAGCAAGATGTAGGGTTTGTCGCATTGTCGGGATCGGCTGTGTCGCCGCAACTCAAGCAATTTTCATTCGTGCCACTTGCCGTAGGAACTCCATCGCAACAAAGGTCTTCAGCCACGACTTCGCATCCGCCGCAGTTTCCCACATCGTCCATTACATCTATGCATGAACCATCGCAGCATTTCTCTGTTGCCGAACAAGCGTCACCACAACTAGCACAATCTGTTTCGGTTCTTGCTGTAGGAGTTCCATCACAGCAAAGATCTTCGGCTACGACTCCGCAACCACCGCAGTTCGCCACATCATCCATCACATCTATGCATGAACCATCGCAGCATTTTTCTGTTGCCGAACAAGCGTCACCGCAATCGGAACAGTTGGTTTCGGTTCCTAGTTGGGTGCATTCGTCTACATTACAACACTTTTGTCCATCTGGACATGCGTTCGGACAAGGTCCACATGCGTTCGCTATGCATCCAGAAGCACCGCAGCATTTCTCGTCTGGAAAACACACAGGGTTACACAACGCACAGTGTCCAGTTCCATCGCAGTATTGATCTCCGGTGCAACATGTTGCACTACTTCCAGAACCACAGCATTCTTTTCCCGGATCGCAACAATTAGGACCGCAGCAGGTTTGTCCAGCGGTACATTCGCATGTGGTGCATGCTCCATCTTCTCCGCAAAAATCGGTATCTGCACAACATCCATCATTACAGCAAACCTTGCAGCATGTCGTTCCTCCCTCGCAGCACGATTCGTCTTCGGCACATGGAGAAGGGCAACCTGTACAAACTCCGTCTTTGCAAGTCTCATCAGAGGCACAAGGACCGCCACCACAACCACCGCAATTGGCACTGTCAGTTTGCGTGTCCACGCATTCCGTATTACAACAGGTCAATCCGTTTGGGCAAGGATTTGGATCGCATTCACTTCCATCCCCGCTGCAACCGGCTGCACAGTTCTCTGCTCCGATGTAAGATCCTACTAGTGCTTGTGATACAGGGTCAAACGATGCTTTTGGTATACAGTAAGTTGGCATATCTTGTCCTTCTATGGGTTTTACGCAATAATATATATCTCCAACACAGGCATATTTGTCATCAACGCAATATGTGTAATCTGGTTCTTTTCCGCAGGTACCAGAAAATCCAGTTCCGCCCGGCTCTTCATACAGAACCCATCCTCCGCCTACAGCATTGAAATAACAAGATCCTTCACAGCTTGCCGTGTTTCCAACGCATGAAGCCACGAAAGCGACATCGTCCGGTCCGGGGAATGGAGGCATTCCAGCTTCATATCCCTGACACTCGCATTCTGGTTCCGCACAGTTTCCCAAGAAACATTTTGGAACTGTAAATGTGTCGCCGGGAGGTTCTTGACATACATTTCCACAACCACCGCAGTTTTCTGGATCAGTTTTTAGGTTTTTACACTGACCATTGCAGCACTGCCACAGATTGATCTGGTTGATCATTTGCGGACACTCGATTCCGCAACCTCCACAATTAGCTTCATCTGTTTGAGTGTCTTTGCAAACACCACCGCAGCACTCGCCAGAACAAGGAACTCCACAACCACCGCAATTGCTCTCGTCAGACCATATGTCGATGCATGAATTGTTGCAACAAGCGGTTCCAGCTTCTAGACATGGAGGGTTGCATGCCAAGCAAACACCATTTACGCAAGAGTGTCCTCCGACACAAACAGTTCCGCAATTTCCGCAGTTGTTGTTGTCGGTTTGCGTGTTTGTGCAATTCGTGCCAAAGCAACAGGTGTTTTCGGCAGGGCAGCAATTGCCGTTGCAACAGGATGGATTGATGCCAGTGCAGACATTTCCGCAAGCTCCGCAATTGTTTACGGAAACTGCTAAAGGTCTGCATTCGCCATTGCAACATTGAATGTTGAGACCGGGATCGTTGCCACACACAAAGTCGCAAGCTCCGCAATTTGTTCTATCCGATAACACATCCCTACATCTAGCAGTGCCATCGCAACACAATTGCCCTTCCACACATGCGGGAAGACAACACCAATCGGCACACTCGCCATCACAGCACACTTGATCTTCTCCGCAGAAATTTCCACATTCTCCGCAGTGATTTGGATCATTCATCACATCCGAGCAGACTTCTTCCCCTCCAAACATGCAGCATCGGTTGTTTCTTTCGGAGCCAAAAGTTCCGCAACATTCGCCATTGCAACAGACTTCTCCAACTTCATCACTCACTCCGGGTGGTTCGCATATTGTTCCACAATCTCCGCAATTTTCGACATCAACCAATGTGTTTTTGCACTCACCATCACAGCAGTCTTGGTCGGGATCGCATGGGGGAAAGCAACTGACGCATTCGTGGGTGACAACTTGACCATTTGTCGTTCCGTCTGCTGTCGGAGCTTCTTCTGGACAGTTGCATCCCTGTGGACATGTTGAAGTCTGAGACCATGACCCACCTTCTGTTGGCGGAGGAGGGCATTCGCAAAAAGTGTCATATTGATAGGTGGAACACATATCATCTGGAATAAAATCTGGATATGGCGTGTTGCAACCCGATGGACATATGTCTGTGGTATTCCATCCATCTGGAGTTGGAGGACATGGGTCTGGAGGAGTCCAATCCCAATGTACAGGAATAGTGTCGCAAGTTTCTGGAAGGCACTGACCACATGGTTCGAGAGCTTCCGGTGGAGACCATATCTTATATTCGGCACCAAGACATGTTGGACGACCTTGTAATTCTTCAGGTTGGCAACAAGTGGAATCTCCAGTCGAACAATTTTCGTCTGTTGGCACAAGACTAGTCAAGTAATAACCTAACTGAGCATTTCCATTACTAGGATCGTTAGCAAGGCAGGTGTAAGTTTTACAGCAACCAGTGAGAATGGGATCACCATTCCAAGTCCAAGAGCATTCATTCAACGCACAAGGGTCTTTACAAAGTCCATCCTTGCATATTTCGCCAAATGCACAAGCCCGTCCGCAAGCTCCGCAGTTCGATGTGTCGGAACCCATAACATCAATGCAAGAACCAGAGCAGCAGCTTTCTGAAGGTTCACAAGTGATGCCACAACCACCGCAGTTCGTAGTATCTGTTTGAAACGATATTGTGAGTAAGCATTCTTCATTGCAGCATGTTTCATCATTTTCGCATACATTGTTGCATGTTCCGCAATGATTAGGATTGCCTATTACGCAAGTAAGGATGTCATCAACGAAACAACAAGAATCTGTTGTACAGCACTCGCCATTGCAGCAAATTGGCGTTGCTTCAGGGCAAACATTTCCGCAACTATTACAATTATTGCTGTCTTCATATATGTTTTTGCATTCGCCAGCACAGCAGTCTTGATCTGGACCGCAAGCTATGGGGCAACCTCCACAATGGTCATGATTTGTTTGTGTGTCTACGCAAACATTGTCGCAGCATGTCTCTGAAGGTTCGCATGTGACCCCACCACAATTACAACAGGTTCCAGAGCATTCGACTTGAACTATACCTTCGCAGCATCCGACTAGGGTTGAATTAGATCCTTCGAAGTCAGGATCGCATGGAGGGGGGTTTGTCGGCAATCCGGGAGGCGGAGAAGATGAGCATCCTTCTGGACAAGGAACAGTCAGAACCCATTGAACATTGTCAAGTGGTCCGCCACATTTTCTCGGATCCCAAACTACAGCTTCATAAGAAGCAGAGTATCCGCAAGCTTTGTCGGCAAGTGCAAAAACTATATCCCATTTTTCCACCAGTTTTGGATCTATCATTTTGGTTCCACCTTTTCAGATGGGTTTTTGTTATGCACTTTCTGCGATGCCAATATTTGGTCTGGAATAACCTTGAATCTCAACTTGTGAGACTTAAATATTTCGGCAACTTCATCTTTCTTGGATGGATCTATTTCCTTATTAGATACGATTTCTATGAAGTCGATTC